GTACTGTTGGAAAATAGAAGACATGGGCAAAGACGCAGACGGTAATGAGCCTGTAAGTGATAGAGTATATAAAACAGTTATATATGAAGATGATGACTTACATACTGCGGCAACCTTAGATCCACAGTTTGATGTAAACTTAAAAACATTAGAAATAGCCTTTAATAGAACTTGTCAATTAGCATGTAGTTACTGCAACCCAGCATTCTCCTCTACATGGGTAAAAGACATTCGTACTAACGGAGGCTATCAAGGCATAAAATCAGATGCAAGAGGACATTTTATTGATGATGCCCCCTACGCCGAACCCTTTGATCAGGGAGAATTCAATCCGTATGTAGATGCATTCTGGAGATGGTGGCCTGAATTAAGTACAGAATTAGAAGAAATTAGAGTCACAGGCGGAGAACCACTTATGACTCCTGACATTTATCAATTATTTGATTGGTTCGAAACAACAGACGAGCCTAATAAAGACAACATGAGATTTGCAATTAATAGTAATCTTATGGCAAAGCCAGACTTGTTAGATAAAATGATTGCTGGCACACAAAACATCAATAGATTCCATTTATACACAAGTTGCGAAGCATTTGGTCCACAAGCAGAATATATTAGAGACGGACTAAAATGGGAGCAGTGGACTAAAGCATTTGAAAAAGTTTGTAGTGAAGCAAGAATAGAAGGCTTACACATGATGATGACTATTAATGCATTATGCTTAGATAGTATTGTCGAATTTTTTGACTGGATGCTTGAGATGAAACGTAAATACGGTCATAATCGTCCTGGATTTACCTGTAACATTTTACGTTTTCCAAGTTTCCAGTCACCCTTAACATTACCTGATAACTTGCGTAAAAAATATCATGACGAAGTTTTTGCATGGTTAAAAGAAGTAAGAGAAAAAGAAGAAAAGGACAAAGACGGGCAACTGTTAGTGCAACCTTGGGAGCAAGATCAAGTAAGCAGACTAATTGAATACTTGGACGTTGTAAAAACTCCTCACAGAAATACTGCTGACAGAGAACTATTAGAGCATGACTTTAAACTATTTTATGAGCAGTACGATGCAAGACGTGGTTTTGATTTTAGAGAAACATTTCCCAACATGGTAGAATTTTATGATAGTATTAAGTTACAAGACTTTAACGTAGATGAGGAAGATATACAAGCACCAAAAACAGCAGGAGTTACTGGCGGATTATATGCAAAGAGAGTTGTTACAGAAGATGGCGAAGTTAAAGTTGTAGAAATGAAAATGCGTAATCGTAATACAGGCGAAAGCCAAGATGACTATGATGATAAAAAGTATGCAGATGATGAAAAAATTAATCAAGCAGGTAGTAGCATAGGTTGGGATACCGAGACTGATGGCTTAGGAGGTGAAGCAGGTAATGATTAAATTGTATGCTAATATTGGTGTTGGTCACGAAAACGACTTTGAAGTAATTAAAAAACGAATAGTTGCCGCGGCGCAATGTAATGCTGATGCAGTAGTATTAACTAAATCAACACCTCATTTAGTAATACCTGAAAACAAAAAATATTTAAGCATACAAAGTAAGTGGGGCCATTTACCTTATCTTGAAGTTGCAGAAAAAAGCGAAATAGATGAATTAAATGCAAGAAAAATTAATGATTTAGTAGAACAAATAGGGATTCCATTGATATGGTGTATTACAGATTCTCAAGCAGGTGAATGGGTTAAAGAAAATACTGCATGCCGAAATGTAAAAGTACATTGGGATTCAAGAAAAGATTGGGAAGTTGTTAAGTTTGCTATAGAAAATTTTCAAAATATTATGTATGGCGGTAATTGTAATACATGTAAGCAATATATTAAACAAATTTTTGATTATTATCTTACTGACACAAAAAGAAGAAAACGTCTTACACTTTATCATGCAGGCAACAAACTACCGTGTGAAATTGAAGAAATAAATTTAAGTGCAATTGATGATTATAAAAGTATGATTCAAAAAGATTTTTATTTAGGGTACGAAGGTAGAACACCAGATGTATTTCCAGATTGTGCAGTTGTTTTTAAAAATGTACACTATGTAGAAAAATATTTAGGGGATAACGATTCAGAAGGTGCAATCCTAAGTCCAGAAAAATTCTATGACTTTTTTGTAAACATGAATCAATTAGAGATTGCTAATGGCTAAAATAAAACCTAAATGGCAACATGGCCAAATGAGTCCAGACTCACCTAACAAGGTGTTTTGTACAGCACCCTGGACACATACCTATATAAGTCCACAAAGTGAAAGACGTATGTGCTGTGCCTCCCGCGAAGATCACATGATGCAAAAACAATACATAGATGCCAGTAATGATGAAAGTACAGGTATGTTTAGGCCTGTAGGAACTATTGCAGATTATAAACCAGTTACATTAAAGGAGCATTGGAATAGCGAATACATGATGGACATTAGAAAAAAACTAATGGCAGGTGAGGAAATACCACAATGTAATGTTTGTAATGATAGTGTACTAAGTCAAAGTACATATAGACAATGGTTTACAGGCTACTTGTTTGAAGATAAAATAGATAAATGTTTTGAGGAGACAGACGAAAATGGATACACTACAATGGAGCCTATCTCTTTTGATTATAGGGTTAGTAATTTATGCAATTTTAAATGCCGTATGTGTGGCGAGCCGCTCAGTTCAAGTTGGGAGGCGGAAAAGAGAAAGCATAATCAATGGTCGCCTGAGAACCAGCCGTTCATGGTTCCAGAGAATAAAAAGATAATTGACAAATTTCAAAAAGAGGTAGTTGAAGAAGAATTTTGGGAGTATATATGCTCAGGTACAGTTGAAGAATTATATTGGGTAGGTGGTGAACCACTTATGTATGATATACATTGGCGAGCAATGGATAGGTTAGCACAAGATGATACACTAAAACTTGTACACTTACGTTATAATAGTAATTTAAGTCGTGTACGTTTAGGCAAACATTATTTGTATGACTGGTTACCACAGGCAAAAGACTGGACAATGTGTGCAAGTATAGATGCAACAGGTTGGATAGGAGAATTTATTCGTACAGGACTTAAATGGGACGAGTGGGACAAAAACTTCAGAGAGGGTGTAGCACTACCTGGTGGTAATGATAAAATGTTAATGGACTTAACATTAACAGGACCTGGCATGTTTGATCTCAAAAACTTCTTTGATTACGCATTAGAGTTAGATGTAAAAATTGAAACAAAACGTATGTTTGCTTTTCACAGTGACATAGTGTTTAGTCCTATGGCCTGGCCAAGACATATTTTAGATAGAATTATAAATGAAAATTTAGATTATATACGTCCACGTGCAACACAAAAACAGGAAACATTAATAAGAGAATTAGAAAATATGTTAACTGTACCTACATTTGAGGAGCAATGGCCTGAAGAGCATGAGGATAGTTTCTTCAAAGGCAGAAAATGGCAAAGACGTATAGCAGAAATGAGACCAGATGAAGCAACTACTATAGAAGATGTTTACAAATTAGACAACGAATTATATGACTGGTGGATGAGAACGGATTTCAAAGATAATCAAAGATAATGTTAGCAGTTGATACACAAAATAATCTTGCAGTTTACAGTTTAGGCAAAACTGGCACTACAAGTTTTCAACAGTCAGTAGAAAATTTACCTAATTGGTATTGCGTAGGCGAAATGGACGCACAATTTATGAACGAACTGTACGACATACCTGAACAAGGTGTGCATGGCTGGGAGAAACATTACGTTGATCAATTAATAGCATTAGACATGTTAGTTTCTGATAGAAATTATCAACCTATCTTTATTATTAGAGATCCTTGGCAAAGGTATGTAAGCGGTATTTTAGAAATACTACAAGACTCTTTATCAATTTTATATACAGCAGAAGATTATAACAAATTAATTAAAAATTTAGATAATAAAACTTTAACTAAACAGTTAGATAGATTGTATTATCTATCTGAATTCAAAAAACAAAAAACTTGGGATTGGGATAAAGATTTCCCTTACCCTTCAGACTTTGCATTACACTATAATTATCATACAAGAAATTGGCTATATGAAGCAGAAATCTACGATAACGCAATTATAGTAGATTCAAAGCAACTAAATGCATACATGTCAGATCTCGGTCTCAAGAGAAGCACAGCAAATGTAAGCGATTCTATAATAAAAAGCAAAATAGAAGAGTGTTTAAAAAATACAAATATTTACTTTTACATAGAAAGATATCTGGAATCTGAAATTCAAAGATACCAAAAACTACTCTGATAAATATAACTGTAGTTAATACTACATAACAACACAGGAGATAAAGATGGCCTCAGTCGGATTTATCGGTGTAGGTAAGTTAGGACAAGCCTGTGCCGAGATGGTCGCTGAAGTACATGATGTTGTTGGGTATGATGTTAATCCTGTAGAGCCTGAAAACTTTACAATGAGCGACACATTGGAAGGTGCAGTTAAAGACAGAGATATAGTTTTTATTGCAGTACCTACTCCACATGACCCACAGTATGATGGAAAAGCACCAACCAGCCATTTACCTAATAAGGACTTTGACTATACATTGGTCAAGCAAGTACTTAGTGAAGTAAATGCGGTTGCAACAAAAGACCAATTAGTAGTCCTTATATCAACAGTCTTGCCTGGTACAACCAGACGAGAATTTATTGATTTAATTCCAAATGCCAGATTCGTTTACAATCCATATCTTATTGCTATGGGTACAGTAAAGTGGGATATGGTTAATCCAGAAATGGTAATGATAGGAACAGAAGACGGAAGTGAAACAGGTGATGCAAAAGAACTTGTTGACTTTTATAAAACGATCATGCAGAACGAACCAAGATACATTATAGGCACTTGGGACGAAACAGAATGTATTAAAGTATTCTACAATACATTTATATCAGCAAAAGTAAGTTTGGTAAACATGATACAAGACGTAGCAGAAAAGCAAGGTAACATTAATGCAGAAGTTGTGTGTGATGCCCTTGCACAAAGTGACAGACGTATTATGGGACCAGGTTATATGAAGCCAGGTATGGGCGATGGTGGTGCTTGTCACCCAAGAGATAATATTGCCTTACGTTGGATGGCAGAAGAATTAGACCTTGGTTATGACTTATTTGATGCTGTGATGCTTTCCAGAGAAGTACAAGCAAAAAATATGGCACACAGATTAATAGATTTATCTGAGAGCGATTACCATCCAACAACAAGCACTCACATTAACGGATTGCCTATTATTATTGTTGGTAAGGCTTATAAGCCATTAGTAGAATATGAAGCCGGCTCGGCAAGTATGTTAGTTGGACATTATGTAGAACATGCTGGTCACGAGTTATACTATTATGATGAGAAAACAGGCGATATGCCACCTCAAGAAATATTAAACAAACCTGCTGTATATCTACTTGCACATAATCCAGGAATCACTTATGGCGATCAATTAGATACTGTACCAGGCTGGTACGGTGACCATAAAGTTACAGACTGTGACGATGCTTTAGTATCAACAGGCAATGGTACAGAATTAAATTTTGCACCAGGTAGTATTGTAGTTGATCCATGGAGAAAAACTCCAGATATAGAAGGTGTTAAAGTAGTTCATTACGGTAATACTCGAGCAAAATAATGAGTAAACCTAAGTATTGTTCCTTACTATGGAAACACATCTCGAACGAACCGTTTGGACATGTTAGAACATGTTGCATAGCAAGAGATAGAGTTACCGATTCAGATGGTAAGGAATATACTTTAGGCGAAACATCTATACGTGATGTTTTTCACAGTGATTATTATAAAAACATTAGGCAAGAAATAAGAGAAGGTAAAATGCCTTCTAATTGTGAACCTTGTTGGAGAGACGAACGCAATGGTGTAAAGTCTAAAAGACAAATATACAATGAATATGCAGATTATAGATATCCAGACATAGACTACGCAGAAGAACCAGATATGCCTGAGGATTTGCAAATTATTTTAAGTACAACATGTAATTTAAAATGTAGAACATGCAATCCAAATTACAGTAGCAAATGGGTAAAAGAAGCCGAAGAGAGAAGAATGCCTTATGTCAAAGAAAAAGTTAAAATAAATTTTGATGATGTAAACAACAGTAAATTTTGGACAGAAATTGATGACTGGCTACCACATGCAAAATACTTAGAAATAATGGGAGGTGAACCTTTTTACATGAAAGAGTTCAAAGTATTTGCTAACAAATTAATCGATGACGACATTGCTAAAAATGTACATGTTAATTTAAGCACAAATGGAACTACACTAAACAAAGATTTTTTACAAAAAATGATTGATAACTTTGCAAGTGTTGGTTTTAATATAAGTATAGATGGTGCAGTGGCTAAAAGATTTGAATATCTAAGACATGGTGCTGTTTGGAAAGAAGTTTGCGAAAATTTAGATTACTTTCACAGTTTATTACCTGCTATTGCAATTGGTGTTACACATACAGTATCAAGTTTAAACGTAATGTATCTTGCAGAGTTTCATAAAATTTTTGCAGAACGTTGGCCTAAGTTTAAAATTTTTCACAACATGGCTAACTTTCCAACTTGGTATAATCCTAATATTTTTCCAGAAGAATGTAAGGAAGAGATTGTAAAACCATTACAAAACTTAGAGCAATTTAGGGAAGAATATAGAGACGATATTGCTGGTATAATTAAACATGTACTTACTCCAAGAACAGAAACAGTTGTCCCTTACGGTACAGGCATAAATGATACTGTAGAAAATGAAATAGCATGGCGGTGGAGTTTGTTTATATCACAGACCGTTGCAGGTGATTTATATAGGAAAGAAAACTTTAGAGAAAGTTTTCCTGAATTATTTACTGTGTTAAAAAATCATAAAGTATTTTATTATGATGGAGAACTAAAAGAAGCAAAAGTAAATCCAAATTATGGTACTTTAGAAAAAGGGAGTGTAATATGAGTAAAACGTTTTGCCCATTACCTTGGATGCATTTAGGCACACACCCTCATGGAGGTGTTACACCTTGTTGTATTTCCGACATGACTGCAGGTAAAAATAGAGCAAGAAATTTTACTGATGAGGGAGATAAATTTTTTAATTTAAATGATCACAACATAGATACACATATGAACAGTGATTACTTTAAGCAGATTAGATTGGAGATGTTAAATGATGTGGAGCCTAAAGCATGTACTCGATGCTACGAGGAAGAAAGAAAGGGAGTCGAGAGCAAAAGACAATTTGAGTCCAAGATTTATTCGGACTTTGACACCAGTTACGCATCCAGACTTACAGGTGAGGATGGTAGCATACCTCTGGATCTTCGTTTTGTCGAGTTGCGTCTTGGTAACGTATGTAATATCCGCTGTCGCACTTGTAATCCAGCAAGTAGTTCAAGGTGGGTTAAAGATTATAAACAAATTGTTGACTCGTTAGATTTTGTCAACGATGGATACAGTTGGCTCGACCACAAACATGACTTTCAATGGCCGGAAGATGAATCCTTTTACGAGGATTTATTTGAGTGTGCACCTAACATGGAAGTTTTGTATATTAATGGTGGCGAGCCGACCCTTATAAAAGCACATTGGAAGTTTTTAGATAAGTTAGTATCAAGTGGCAGAAGTAAAAATATTGTGCTATGGTACAATATTAATATGACTAATTTGCCCGAAGAAGCAATTCCGTTGTGGAAAGAATTCAAAGAAACAAGAGTATGTCCAAGTATTGATTGTTTAGATACCAGAAATTATTACATAAGATATCCAACACAATGGTTAGATGTAACAAAAAATTTAGATATACTTTTAAAAGAAGATGTGCTTACTACAAGAATTACACAAACTGTAAGTGCATATAATTATATTTATGTAGACGACTTTTTAAACTGGGCACCTTGTCCAGTTGATATGAACTTTGTATATGATCCAGATTACCTATCGCCTGCAATCTTGCCACCCGTCGTGAGACGCATGGCACACGATAAGTTTAGAAAAACGTTAGGTAACAGATATGAACTCGGTACATTACTAAGTATGTTTGACAATGACGACTGGGACGAAGTTAAATGGGAACATTTTTGTAGGTATAACGATGAGTTAGATAAAATAAGAGGACACGAAAGCGGTTGGAGAGCAATATTTCCTGAACTAATTTCTGTGTGTGAGATTAATGGAATTCAGCACAAATATTGAAGATCACGATAATGATGTAATGTGTATCCTACCATGGATTCATATGCACCCATGGCCTAACGGTAAAACAATGTTGTGTTGTGACTCTCCATGGGAACATAATATAGGTGACTTGCGAGAAAACAGTCTGCAGGAAGTTTGGAATAGTAAACGTATGAAAGAAATACGTTTGAATATGCTAAACGGTAAAAAATGTAAAGAATGTGTACGTTGTTATGAAAAAGAAAACTATGGACATGACAGTTTGCGTACAAGAAGTAATAAAGACTGGTTAGCAAAACATTGGGACAAAGTTACTAACACAAACCCAGATGGAAGTTTAGATGATTTACATATTGTTTACTTAGATTTTCGCTTTAGTAATGTGTGTAATTTACGTTGTAGATATTGCGGACCTGAACTTAGTAGTAATTGGTATGCTGATGCAAAAGCAAGTACATTTAATGTAAGTCCCACAGAAAGAATTATACAAATTCGTAAAGATGTAGATAACTTTATGGAAGAATTTGATCCTATGTTAGAACACATAGAACAAATATACTGGGCAGGAGGCGAGCCTATTTTAATGGACGAGCATTGGGGTATAATGAATAGGCTCGTTGAAATGGGCAAAACTGATATACGAATTTTTTATAATACAAACTTTACAACATTAGAATATAAAGGACAAAGTGTATTAGACTTATGGAAAAACTTTGATAATATAAGTGTAGGTGCCAGTTTAGATGCAGAAGGAAAACGTGGAGAATATCAACGTAAAGGCACAGTATGGCAAGATGTTGTAGACAATATAAAACAATTAAGAGAAAAATCTCCTGAAGTTGACTTTTATATAAGTGCAACAGTAAGTGCCTATAACGCCTGGCATATTACTGACTTTCATAGAAACTGGGTAGAAGCAGGATATATAAAACCAGGAGACTGGTATGTTAATGTTTTACTTAACAATCCACGTTTTAGAATGAGTGTGCTACCTCAAAGTTTAAAAGCAGAAATAAAAGCAAAATGGAATAAACATTTACGTTGGTTAGAACCTTTGGATCACATAGGTAGAGCAACAGAAGGTTATAATAGTGCTATAAAATTTTTAGATGATGACCATACACACTTACTCGATGAATTTAAAGCATTTAATGTTGAGTTTGACAAGTTGAGAGAGGAAAACTTTGATGATGTTTATCCAGAGTTAGTAGGCATATGAGTTGTATTTTACCATTTATAAATTTAGAGGCTCGTACTGATGGTACTATGAGTGTATGCTGTATAATGCAAGAACATGCTCTTAAAGAAGATGGAACAGAATACAATTTAGCAAACGGCGATACTTTATCAGACGTTAAAAAAAGCAAATGGTTGAAAAGATTACAACGAGATTTTGAAGCAGGTAAAAGACCAGACGCCTGTGCTAATTGCTGGAACGAAGAAAAAGCAGGAATACAAAGCAAGAGATTAAGAGAAAATGTTTATTGGCAAGATTTTTTAGGGCAAAAAAAGTTACCAACATTATCTATGGATTTAAAATTAGGAAACATTTGTAATAGTAAGTGTAGAATATGTAGTAGTTTTGCAAGTAGTCAATGGGTAGCAGAAGAGATAAAATGGGAACCCGAAACAGCAGAATTAAAAAAACTTGTTAACAAGAAAGGTGCATGGCCAAATACAAATGATAATTTTTGGGAAGACATTGATAATCATTTAGAACATGTTAGAAAATTAGAATTTTTTGGGGGTGAACCTTTTTTAATTGAGAAAGGATTTAAAATATTAGAAAAATGTATAGACAAAGGTATAGCACATAAAATTTCTCTAAGTTACAACACTAACGGCAGTATATACCCAGAAAAATTTATACACTTATGGAAACATTTTAACGTAGTAGAAATATTTTTCAGTATTGATGATGTATATGATAGATTTGAATACATCAGACACCCAGGAAATTTTGAAGAGGTAATTGGTAACTTACAAAAATTTTTAGCATTAAGAGATAATAAGACAGCAGGAAATTTTGAAATTGGAATTTTTCAAACTATTAGTGTTTATAATATTTGTAACTTATATGACCTCACTAAATACATTAGAGAATTTATTGATTTAAAAATACCTATTCATTATAATATGGTATTTACACCTGAACATAATTCTCCTAAAATGCTACCTAAGGAAGTAAAAGAATATATAACTAAAAAATATACACCTTGCACAGATTATGTACAACGCACATTAGATTTTATGAACGGCGAACATTATGAGGAGTTAGCATTACAAACATTTGTGGGTATGACTAAATTTAGTGATCAAATGAGAAATGAAAAGTTTGCAGATACATTTCCAGAACTACACGAATTATTAAAAGATTACAGATATGACTAAAGAGTATAGTAAAACATTTTGTCCGTATCCTTGGATACATGTAATGACACAACCAACTGGTACTGTGAGTTGGTGTTGTGTTGCACGTGATAATTTTAAAAATGATGACGGGAGTATGGTAGATCTAAATCGCGGACACAAAATAGAAACTGTGTGGAACAGCAACCATATGCGTAATATACGCAAACAAATGATTGAAGGTGAAGTGGTAAAAGGTTGTGAACATTGTTATGATTTAGAAGATATGGGATTTCCGAGTTATAGAACAAACTATATTCGGGATTGGTTTGAGTACAGCGGCAGAGGTGAAGAGATACATAACATTATAGAAAAAAGCATAAACAACGATTATAGAGTAGAGGAAAGTCCAATGTATTTAGACTTTAGGCTTGGCAATATGTGTAACTTAAAGTGTAGAATGTGCCAGCCACAAAACTCGAGTCAAATACAAAAAGAATATAAAAAAATTGAAACTGCTGACCCTGAAGCGGGCCAATTTATAAAAGATAATTTTACATGGGGACAATTTGTAGATAACTTAACTAATTGGGAGGACGACCCTGAATTTTTACGACAAGTTGAAGAGTGGTTACCTAATGTTAGTAAATTATATTTCACAGGTGGTGAACCCACAATTATAGAACGTGTTTATTGGATTATGGAAAAATGTGTTGAAATGGGTATTGCAAAAGATATCGAGTTAGTGTTCAACAGTAATATGACTAATATACAAAAACGTTTTTTAAATTTAGTAGAGCAGTTTAAAAATGTATTAATGTGCATAAGTGTTGATGCTTACGGACACGAAAACGAGTATATTAGAGGTGCAAGCCATTGGAGTAGAGTTGAAAAAAACTTAAGAACATATTGTGCAAGTGATGTAGTAGGAACAGTATTGTTTAGTCCTGTAATTCAGATTTACAACATCTTAACAATTACAAAACTATTAGACTTTTGTGAAGAGTTAGAATTAGAATACGGTAGGGAAGTGTTTGTTACATTCTTAATTTGCGATTATCCTACCAGTTTAGATTTTAGAAACTGTCCAGAAAGTGTAAGATCAGTTGCCGCAGGTAGATTAGAACAATGGTTACAACGTAGTAAAGTTCTTGTAAATAGGCCAGAGAATAAACAAAGTATAGAAGCGACTATAAAAGCATTGAAAGAAAATCGTAAAGACAATTGGAGACAAGAATTAGTTGTATTTGAAAAATATACTGCAATGTTAGATAAACAAAGAAATGAAAGTATGGAAGAAGCATTTCCAGAATTACATACTTTAATGTATAGGAGCAACAGTTGAAAACTTTATATGTAAATGGTTGCAGTCATACTGCTGGCAGTGAATGTAGCACAAATTATGGTGAGATAGTTGCTGAAAAACTTGGGTATAGTGTTGTTAACCAAGCAACACCAGGAGGCGGAAATCATAAAATTTACAGGTCTTCAATGGAGTACCTTTGCAACGAAAATAATAAAGTAGATCTTGTCATAATAGGATGGACTACTCACGAAAGATTTGAGTTTAGTTTCGACGGCGAGGAGCAAGATTATACATTATATAAGACCAGTTATAACGACGAATTACAAAAATTTTATAGGTATGCTGACTTACATATGGCAGATTGGAATATTGGATTACAAAATACAATAACATATCAGTTGGGATTGCAAACTTTCTTACAGAGTAAAAAAATACCTTATATATACTTAAATATGTTTAATAATATACCCGAAAATTGCCAGATACCTATGTGGCAAAATATAGATAAGAGTAAATATATACAGCCATATAGCAGTTTTATCGAACAATTAATGGAACAGTATCCAGATAAATTTAGTGATACTAAACATGCAACTGATCCTTTTATACACGAAAAAATTGCTAAAGCAATACTAAAGGAATTGTAATGCCTAATAAAAATTTCAAGGAAACACAACAAGATCTAACCGAACTCAACAGCGACGGAAATAGAGACAGAGGTAGATACGGAGAGGATCTCTCAAAAGAAGAAAACCCAGATATTTCGTTAACAGAAAAAGAGGAAGAGTTGCTCAAGAAAAAATTGGAGCAAATGAGGAAAAGAGATCCGTTTATATATAGATGAGAACACTCGGTTTAAGTTTTGGCTTCCACGATGCTGGTGCCTGTATGCTAAACAACGGTGACATAGAATTTGCCAGCCATGCAGAAAGATACAGTAAAGTCAAAAACGATCCATGGATCAATCAGGATCTTATTAACGCCGCAATAGAAGGCGGAATGCCTGACGTCATTGTGATACACGAAAAAGCATGGGCAAAAAAATTAAGAAATATTATTTACGGCAATTGGTCAGCATTACACGAGCCAACACAAAGACAATGGATTAAAAAGTTTTATCCTCAAATAAAAGATATACCTATAAAAGATTATTGGCATCATGAAACTCATGCGGCCGCAGGTGCTTTAAGCAGTGAGTTTGAGGAATGTGCTGTAATGGTTATAGATGCAATTGGAGAGTTTGATACTGCTACTATATGGAAATGGAAAAATAATAAACTTACACAAATGCACAGGATCGGCTTTCCTGACAGTTTAGGTTTATTTTATAGTGCTGTTACTCATAGAGCCGGTTTGAAACCTATGGAAGATGAATATATCTTAATGGGCATGGCCGCATATGGTAAAAAAGAAAATTGGGCAGACTTATCAAATCAAATGGGCAGTGACTTATTCTTTCATAAGTATCCTTGGATAAGCCAAAAAAATGCAATAAAAAGTAAAATAAATTTGCAAAGAGGATTGCCTAAAAGCCTGTATCAAGGCGTAGACGATTTTGATTTAGCGGCGGCGGCTCAGAATCAAGTTGAAGAAAGAATTTTTTCATACGGTCAGTTTGCTAAACAACTTACTGGCAGTAATAATTTAGTTTACATGGGAGGAGTAGCACTTAATTGTGTAGCAAACAGTAAACTATTTGATATATTTAAAAATATCTTTATAATGCCTAATCCAGGAGATGCTGGAAGTAGTTTAGGTGCCGCGGCACTACACTATCACAGTAAAACAGGCAACAGAGTAAACTGGGAGACGCCATATCTTGGATATAACATAGAAGGAAAATATCCAATTAAAAAAGCATTAAAGAGTTTAAAAGCGGGGGAACTGTTTGGTATAGCAAACGGCCGTGCAGAATTTGGGCCACGTGCATTAGGCAACAGAAGTCTATGTGCTGACCCAAGAGGTCCTAAGGTCAAAGACAAAATGAACGTTATTAAAAAACGTCAAAAGTTTAGACCGTTTGCACCAATGATACTGGAGGAGCATGTACATGACTATTTTGAAATGCCGGGAGGTATTAGTCATGCACCATATATGCAATTTGTAGCAAAGTGTAAAAAGCCAGAAGAGTTTCCTGCGATAATACACGAAGACGGCACCAGCCGTGTTCAAACAGTTCGTAAAGAAGAACACCCTGACTTACATAATCTTTTAACAAAATTTTACAAGCAATCAGGCTGTCCTATGTTACTTAATACAAGTTTAAACATAAAAGGACAACCAATTGTAAATGACGAAAAAGATGCAGAAGCCTTTGCTCAACATTACGGAGTAAAGGTACATGTCCAAGACTAACTGGAACAAAATACAACGAAAATTAGAAGGTAGATGTTACGTTTGCGGCGGCGATCTGCCTAAACATATAGGCGTATGTCCAGTAGAAAGTGAAGAGCAACTCAAACGATTAGAAACAATCGATAATAGTGTAAAACATATAAATGATATAGTAGTAGATATTTTAGGTAAGTTTAGAGATAGAAATGTTTGATGTATTTTACATAGGCGAAAATTTGCAACTGCAAGAAAAACTGCCGTTTGCTAAAAAAGTTACAGATGCATCTAAAGTGAAAGCCAACACAAAATTATATTGGTTAATAGAACCTAATATTGAAATTACAAATTTTGATATTTTTGATTTTAGACCAGACACATGGCAAGATAAATTTATACATTGTTGGAAATGGAATAGTTCTAATTACGGAGGAATCAGTCTTTTACCTAAAGTAGCAACTGATAAATTAGAAACAGTATATCACAACAAAGTAGTATGTAAAAAAGTATTTGATATTCTAAATACTGACACACCAGAAGATTATTTTAAGCAAAACAGCCTTGCAACACATGTTTGGTGTGTTGATAATGATTACGAATTAGCAGATGATATAGATTGGGCACCAGGGAATTTCGAACCAAACTTTATACATAGTTTCCATTTACGTGGACAACTTGAGCATAAGTATCCTGCAGAAGAGGGAGGCATAAAATTGTTTCCACGTGACTGGAAAAATGCAGATATAAAGTATCACACATATTTAGATGCTAACGTAATATATCCTATATTGTATGTAAAAGATGTAAACGATTATGTACAAAGAGATATATTAGAAGACGACTATGTATGGCTCATAGATAAAGATCATAAAATAAATGTTAAAACTGTAGACTGGGTGCCAAACCCATTTGAAAAAAATATGATTCACAGTTTTAGAATGCCTTACCAACTAACTGAAAAGTATCCTATGGCGATGGGAGGAGTAAGACTTGTTCCTAAAGATTGGAAAGAAGCAGAAATAAAAATACACCCTGCATGTCCTATAGAGGACGAAAATTATGATGTATTCTATGTAGACGAAAATGAATTTACAGCAGAAGCATTGAACGATTATGCAGACAGAAGTAAAACAGATTGGTTTTGGGTAGTAGATCGTGATTTTGAATTTAATGGAAAATTACTTTATGTTCCTGCAGAACATGAGCAAGAGTACATTCACGTATTTAAAATACCAGGGCATTTAGACTTTAGATACCCACACGATTTTACAGACCCGTGGGACTTCAGATGTGGAGGTGTAAGACTTGTACACAAAGAGTTTGACTATACAAAACACAAATATCAAGACGATGTTGTACCAGTGAGGTACGATCTTTTCTTCACAGATAATCCGCAAGATTTTTATAACACAGTAAAAAAGAGTAGAACTAAAATGTTTTGGTCGATAGATAGCGAACATAATATTAGTCAAGTATTAAAGTATGTTCCTACTCGCGATGAGCAAAAATATTTGCTTAATTTTAAAATTACAGATCAACTTATACATAAATATCCTGAGAAAGAAGGTGGTGTTTATCTTGTACCAACATCTATCAACAGTAATACAAGCAAAAAATATAAAGGAAATTTACATGTAAAACCCAGAGAATTTCCTATTTTGTATGTTGATGATGTTGAGGATTTATCTATTGTAACTGAGGACTGTTGGCTGATAGACAAAGAATATCAAATTGACAGTGATATTGATTGGTGTCCTCCTGGCTTTGAAATGCTGTGCCAACACACATTTCATGTACCTAATCAACTAAAACACAAATACCCTGAACAAATGGGAGGTGTACGTTGGGTGCCTAAAAATTGGAATGGCGAGTATGTTGTACACGATGACGTTCCTGTAAAAGCAAAAAAATATCCTGCTTTAGTAGTAGATGATCCAAATGATTATTCTCAAGCAATTGGCGAATGTTGGTTAATAGACAAGGAATATATTATAGATGAAAACTTTGAATGGGTACCAAGCAATTTTGAAAAGGACTATATACATACATTTCATGTTCAAGGTCAATTAGAACATAAGTATCCAGAAGAGATAGGAGGCATACGTTGGGTGCCATATGACTGGGAAAATGCAGAAACAAAAATACACAGCGAATCTCCGTTTACAAAACCTGTTTTTGAACGTTATCAAACTGAAGAAGAAGGCAGAGAACTTACATCAAAAGACTGGTTTTGGGTTATAGAAAATGATGTTACGCCGTTAGAAGATTTTGACTTTAGTTATATTCCAAGTATATGGGATAGTGGTAAAACACATGTATGGCAAAAATTAAATCCAATTACAGGCAGGCAGTATGATTACGGTGGCATAATGTTGTGTCCTAAAGTGCCTTCAACTAAACATAAAAGGCCTAAATACATTAGAGAGCCTGCGTGTGTTCAAATTGAATATCCAGTATATCACTTACACCCAGAAGACTATAAAGACGGCTTACAGAGCGTCTATGTGCGTCTAAGCACCCAATCTAACGCCGATATGTACTGGATAGTAGATGCATTTACACAAATAAACGAGGATTTTAAATTTGATTACTACCCTACGCAATGGGATAAAAAGAACGTGCATGTATTTTTAAATGAAGACAATACACATAGAAACGTAAGACTAATACCAAAAAATACTTTTTTAGATAACGAATATACAGACAAAGATATTGCTAATAACTCTTTTGCAAACTTAAAATTAATAAATACTATTGCAAGCCTTAAGCCTAAATGGCCAGTTATCTACTTGCAAAGTTTAGAAAAGAAAGAGGTCGTAAACGCAATAGAGGAAGCCAAAACACCCTTTATTTGGACTATAGACCCAGATGTTAAAGTAGATCAGAAGGTAATAGATTCTGGCTACTTGCCAAAAATTACAAATGTAAATAAAATACATTCTTGGCAAAAAGTCAACAATATCACAGACAAAGTTCACGCATACGGCGGCCTTAGATTATGGCCTACTTTTATAGATTACAGTACATTAAAATCAGATGATGTAAAACTTAATAGGTTTAAGCAATTGGAATATGTAAAAGAACCTGGGTGTACAACTAATTTATTTGACGTAGTATTCTTAAGTTACAAAGAGCCTTTTGCAGATATTAACTTTAGAAAATTACAGCAAAAATTAATTGAAACACATCCAGATTTAAAATTAATTTGGGTTAGAGATGTCGAAGGAATATTCAATGCTCACAAAGAAGCCGCAAATAGAGTAGACAGCAAAATGTTTTGGGTAGTAGATGCCGATGCAGATATTACAGATGATTTTAATTTTAGTTACATTCCAGACGTATATGATGATGAAGTTGTGCATGTCTGGTCAAGTGAAAATCCTGTAACAGGTGATAGATACGGTTATGGGGGAGTTAAACTGTTTCCTACAGAACTTGTAAGAGACGCAACAAGTTGGGGGTTAGACTTTACTACTGGCCTTTCAAAACGTTTCAAATCCATTGAGCAAGTTAGTTGTATAACTAAATTTAATACAGATGCTTTTAGTACATGGAGAAGTGCTTTTAGAGAATGTGTTAAACTTACACTCAATAACGATACTGAAAGTTTAGAGAGATTAAACAAGTGGTTAAGTGCCACCAGGGGTGATTATGTAGAAGAAGCAGTTAGAGGAGCATCAGAAGGGAACCTGTTTGCAACTCAAAATAAAAACAACTTGTCTGAGTTAGACAAAATCAATGACTTTAAATGGTTAGAGAAATTATGGAAACAATCAATTTAAAAAATTGGAAAGAAGTATCTAAATATATAGACGATGGCTTCTGGCAACCCACACCCAGTTATTTTGAACATATAGTTCAGCATAATAGTTACTACCCTGCTCATGCATTTAGCAAAGGACAGTTAGCAAGTAAAAGTTGGTTATTAAAAGAATTGAATCATACATATCCAAAAATACCAAAACCTACAATAGCAATTTTAGGAAGTTGGGTTGGTGCATTAGTAGAGCCTTTACACAAAACTATTCCTATAGAACGCATTTATGGCATAGATACAGATGCTGAAGCAATAGAAAAATCAGAGAAGTTAAATCAGTCTTTTGTGCAAAACAACTGGCAGTATAAAGGTGTAGTACACAATGTCGATATGCTTGATTGTGACAATATGCAATTTGAAACAGGTGGCGAATTAATAAATGTAAAACCAGATTGGATTATAAACACCAGTTGCGAACATATGAGTACATTATGGTTTGATAGTGTAGATAATGATCAACTTATCGTAATGCAAACAAATAATTCAGAAGAGTTTGACGGACATATCAATCCGTGCTATACTGTCAAGGAGATGCAGGATAAATATCCTTTATCACAAACAATTTATATTGGAGAAATGATAACACCTGCATACACAAGATATATGCAAATAGGATACAAATAATGGATGGAGTAATTTTAATAGCAGTAATAGTGCCTGCCGTTATCGGATTGTTTAGTTTAATGATTCAAGTAATTACCAATGATGGCGGAACTAAAGGTATTACACAACCTTATATAAGCAAAAGCGGTGTAAAACATACAGCACACAAAAGCAGAGAACAACACATAGTATGAAAACAAAAGTCATTAATTTTTATGGCGGACCTGGATCTGGTAAAAGTACTAAGGCCGCAGGATTATATTACAAAATGAATATGGCTGGATTCAGTGTTGAACTTAACAATGAGTTTGCCAAAGAATGTGTATGGGAAGATAATGTTCCTATGCTGAAAGATCAGTTATACATGTTAGCACATCAGCACAGAAAGATACTTAGGTTAGTTGGTAAAGTTGATTATGTGATTACAGACTCGCCTGTTTTGCTCAGTAGCATTTATAGAGAACTGTATGATGGACCATTATACAGTGAACTTATAGACCAACTTGCTTTAGAATGTTACAACAAATACGACAACATTAACTTCATGTTAGACAGACCTAAATTTTTTAAGCAAACCGGTAGAGCACAAAATGAAGAAGGCAGTAGAGATATTGACAATGCTATTTTAGAACAATTTAAAGATTTAAACATACCGTTTTTTTACTTAAAAGACTTGACTGATAATGCAGTAGACGTAGCATTTGAATATGTGCAAGATAGAGCAAGGAGAGGCGTATGATAGTTTGCGTATGTAAAAATATAAGCGAAAGTAAACTAAAAGAATTACTTAAAGAAAATACAGTAGAAAACATAATAAATACAACTGGACTTTGCACACAATGTAAGACATGTAACGAAACTGTTAAAAGAATAGTACTGGAGAATGCAGTTGAAAAAGAAACTTGTAGTATGCGGCTGTAGTTGGAGTAGTAGAGATTTAAATTATCCAGACACAGAGTTTGGATATTTTGTATCGCAACACTTTAATTGGGACTATCAAAATATTGCAGTAGTAGGAAATCCTAATTGGGGGATCAGAATGCAATTAGATCATGCAATTAAAAACCTCAAGGCAGACTACATAATTTTAAACTGGACTACATCATGTAGAATGCTTGTGAATCATACAGGCAAAGATTACAAATACGGCGATGGTCTTGGTGCATTAGACTATGATGTTGACTCCTTTTTTACTAACGAATTAAATCATCCTGAATATCCTAACGAGCCTAAAATTATAGGACAAAGTATAAATGGTTTAATTTTTGCAGAAGACATTACAGCAGATTGGGAAACAGTCAAACAGTTTTGGCCATGGGCAACACATTATCTAACTGAAAAAAAATTTAAGGTATTAAGAGATTACTATATTCATGTGTATGATGACAATATAGAAGCACAAAACCAATATTACATGATGCAAGGTGCTGTACATCAATTAGAAAAAGCAAATATACCTTACTTAATGTCACCTAATACTTTTAGATGGCTACAAACAAAACAAGACACTCAAAATCTTACATGGGAAGAGGATCAAGACAAAATTTATATGGACGAATTTATTTTTGACTTTGTGCCAGAGAAAAATTTAATCACAAAAGGTATTGCAGATGCTTTACAATGGGATTTAGAAAAGAATCCAGATAGTATAGAACACCCAGACCATAATCATTGTCATCATTTAAGTGAGTGGGCACAAAAGAGATGGGCAACAGAAATTGCCATTCCTAAATTTGAAAAATTACTTGCTTAATACTTGATAGTATTCAGTAGTAGATCTACTACCAGATTTTGTATCACTAACTTGACCAATAAAATCATAATAGTAATCGCTGTTAATTTTGATCGGCCATAAGTTGCCGCCTTCACCAGAATTATATAAAGGAAAGTCATCAAATATTTCAAAAGTACCAGCATTGTTTATCAAAACATAACTTCTACCATTAGTTGAAACAATATCATTATCCCCGTCATCATCATAGTCTAATACATGTAAAACGCCGCCACCATTCCAGTATGATGTACCGCTACCGTCTTGATATTTTAAAAGATTAGTATTGATGTCTGTAGTTACATCAACAAAATTACCAAAACCATCATTTTGTAAAAACTGAATTACATTACCTTGATAATATGGTTGATGTTTTGTAACTTGCATAACAATATCTAAAGCACCGTCTTGATTAAAATCAATAGTTTGCATATCAACTATAATTGAATTATCGCCAAACCATGCAGAAGGTAAATTAATAGGTTGTGTACGCCAATCATTGTTGCCATCATTTAGATAAATGTTACCAGAACTATTACTTATCCAGCCATATTTTTCTGCATAAGAAGGTGATTCCCAGCCTACTACTATATCTTGATGACCGTCATTGTTAAAATCGCCTATTGCAGTTGCAGTAGGCCAAATAAGTACACCGTCTGTCCACGTAGGTTTATTAAACTTTGTGTTCACACTAAAAACACCAGTACCATCATTTACTAACATAATCCATGGTAATTCTTGATTACAACCGTCGCAACCAGCATAGGACCCATCTATATTAAAATTTTCTTTGGTTGTTTGGTTAACAGGTAAAAATACATCTAAGTCACCATCATTATCCATATCACCGGACACAAATCGATGTACAAATACAGGACCTATATGATCTTGAAAAAATATCTCAGGAAGATTTTGTTGGCTTTTGTTTGTTATAACACCATTATCACTTATAAGTAATTGTGCAATATTTAAATAATCGGTAATACCATCACCATTAAAATCTTTTACTATAGGGTAATTATTACCTTGTGTAAATCCGCATAAACTGTTAAAATCTGTGTTATCAACTTGCGGTCCATTACCATATACACAAGGGAACTCCTGATTTTCAAATACATTAGACTCTAATGTAAAATGACCATATCCGTCATTTATCCATGCTAACATGCGAATACCTGGCACCCAATCTAATGCTCCGTCAGTATGTCCAACAAATAGCATATCTGTATAACCATCATTGTTTAAATTTGCTTCGTACCAGTAACCTCCGCTTGTAAATGGACCTGGAGAAGTAGATTCATCTCCTTCATTACTACCATTATGTCTACCATCCACTTGTATTTTTAAGAAACCAAAGTCGCCTATTTCATATGATTCAGTTTCATTAGGCCATAAATTTGTGTCCCATTCTGACATCATATATGTAACTATAGAATCACCATATATGTCATTAAATGTATCTGAAAACTCTGTAAATTCTATTCTATAGTCAGTAGGTGTAGGATCAGGTGGTGTAGTAGGTGGTGTTATAATTGGTGCAGGCGAAGTACTACCGCCGCCACCGCCACATGCAGTTAAAACAATAACTGCAAGAACACTAACAATATTCTTTAACATGCTTACAATTCCCTCTGTATGTAAAACCTGGACAAGTACAAGTCTTTTTAATTGTATCTACATAATAAGTATTACCTGTAGAACCTTTAACTTCAATAATATGACTTGCTAACTCTTCTTCTCTTTCGCCTATTTTTACAAACTTACGTCTTGCTTTACTAAATTTTGTGCTTGGCACATTAAGAACTTGTACTTCTGACTTTTGGTTAACTTGGTATGCAACTAATTTGCCGGCACCATTTACATGATAAACACCATTGTTTACCTTGTATTTGCCCCAATCAGTTACTTCTTGCAGTATCTCAATCATATGTTACTCCTAACATTTACTATATATTATAGCAAATTTATATGATTTGTCAACCTGTTTTTAGTGAAAAATAGGGCGTCCTTGCCCCATGTAACTTAAGACCCGTCCCAGGGTTGGCCTTCATTACACCGGTTTTGCCATTCAATTTCTTCGAATGTAGCGGCTCCTGTAGGCTCATAGTAATCACAAATGTCATACACATCGTCGTTATTGGTATCACATTGTCGTTGCCACTGAATCATACCAAACGTTAATCCTTCGCTCCAGGGCACATAAGCCGCACACCATTCGTGCCCTGTTAATCCATCCGTGGGTTGAGCAACATAGTCTCTACGTCCGTGTTCAGCACGATTGGTAAAGAACACATTTCCATTTTTATAGTTTTTCTTATCAAAAACCTTTCCAGTGGAAACATAGATCTTTTCTCGTTCTCCGAGAGTGTATGTAGATCCGTCATCGTAATTGATAACTGTGTCTGCGTACACATTAAAGGATAAAAATCCTAATACTACCAGTAGTAAATATTTCATATTAATCTCCTCATTTACTAAAATGCACACCTGTGGGTGTACACATCACTAAATTTAGAAATTGTAATACTATTTATTCTTCAATAAATTTATCTAATATATCTGCTGTAGTTGTGGTTAATTTTTCTTTAATTAAAGGTAGATCGATAACAACCTCCAATGTGTCTAAAGATTTTCTTACATTTAGATCGTGCAATAATGCACCAGGGTCATCTAAATATACAGGATTTTTTAATTTGGATGGTAGGACCTCTGTGGTTTCTCCAGAGTCAAAAATGAGATTTATTTTATGTATGAACTCAATAGGAACTTCAGTGGGAAAGATTGAACCCAATAATTCACTAAGGCTTTCGCCCTCGTTAGTCTTACGTCCTAAGAGCACAACTCTGGTGCTCTTAAATGACATTATGCTGGTTTCTTAGGCGGTCTACCTGGACCTTTTTTAGGTCTTAGACTTTCGTCCATCTGGTATGCCTGTTCTTTTCTTGCTTCTGCTTCAGCCAACATTGACTTTGCGTCTTGCTCCATAAGTTCTGCTTGAACTAATAACCCTTCTGCTTGACTGGCTCCTTCTACAGGAACTTCTGCTGGTACAGGAATATTTTCCTGACTTGCAGGGTCAGTTACAGGTGGAGTATAACCTCCATCAATTTTATTAATTTCAGCATTTACTTCTTTTAAAGAAACTTTTTGCTGTGGGGTAGGAGTAAGATATACCATATCGACTGGAACTTTTTGAATCTTCTTAGTAAAGTGAAGATCATTAAGCATATTAGAACCATCAGTAAACTGTCTTCTTGTAAGAACTTCTGATAATTCTTTTGCTTCTTGAGCCTCGCCACTTTGTACAACATTCATTAGATCATCATGCTTTTGATCTTCTAATGACCCTGTTTCTACAATTAGGGCATTCTCAGGTTCGTTTGGTACTTCTCTGAAAAGAACTACACATGGTTTATCACCATATGAGCCTACATGCTTCATAATATCAGCCATTTGCGTCTCCTGATTCTGCATCTTCAACAGGTACTTGCTCACCCTCGGCTTCTTCGGCCGCGGCTTTTTGAGCCTCTTCTACCTTACCTAAAAATGCAGTAAGTTTATCATAAACAGCACCTACTTGAGTAAGTTCAGTACCTCTGAATGCTCCTCTTTGCGATGCTAAATCGACTATTTGTGCCAGTAAACCAAGTTCCTGTAAACTTATGCTTTCAGGAGCGGCTTCTGGTTCCTGTGCAACATTCTCTGCTACAGGTTCATTTGAAATATTTTCTTCTGACATAAATTATTCTCCGATTAAATTTATACTACTATTTAACAGATGTTTTAATGATACTGTTAAAAAAGTGGTTACGAATTGATTTTATTGAGTCCTAAAATTGTATTACAAGTTGCAATATAGTTATCTCTATCTACTGGATTTTCAAAGTAAACATAAACTTTAAAATGATTGTAAATTTTTTCTCTGTCTACAAAACAAAGACCAACAACATTAGATTCTAAGTACTTTATAATCTGTTCTAATTGATCTCCGTCTACGTCTGCATACGTTTTATTACGAAGCATAGACACATATAAATCATTACCATTAAGATTTTGCCAATCTTCTTTGTGAATAAAGTTTGTTGCTTTTATCATCCAATAAGTCCACTTTCGTCTCTTGTATATGGTACAGTTATACCAAAAGGTGCTTCTGGTGTACTACCACCATATCCGCCGTGTACGATAAACAATGAATCACAGTAAGATTCATCACCCCAACTGCCCCAAGGGTAGCCGTCTGTAAACATTACAAATTTCTGAGGTACAATACCTTCTTCTTTCATGTAATCAAAACAACAATCAAACTCAGTACCGCCGCCTCCAGCAAGTTCGTACTCTTTAATTTCTTCTAAGTTTTGCTCAGTAAATGTTTGTGGGTTATGAACCTCTGTATCAAAGCAAAACAAGTGAATACGAAAGTCGCTGTATTGACTCATTATACCATATACTTCGCTAAGGAAGTCTGTGGCTTGTTCGTCTAAAATACTACCAGACATATCCAATGCACACACAATATCAATTGTAGTCTCACGATCCATACCTGGCAAATAGAATCCTTGCTCACGTCCTTTTCTACTTGGATTCATCATTGTGTAATCACTTTTAATTACACTTTGAATCTGCATAGCAAGAAGTTGTCTCCAATCAAGTTGAGGATTAAGCCATTTGTCTAATATTCTTTTAACACCATTAGGTAAATTACCAGCACCTGCCGCCTTAGCAGATTGCATTACAGCATTCTGGAACTCTTGCTTAATCTTGTCTTTTTCTTCTTGTGTATATTTTGCAGGAGCATCTTTGCCTTCTTCGTCATCTCCGCCATCTGTATTAGCAGAAGCACCGGCACCTTCGTCATCGCCTTCCTCACGATCTAAGTGTACATCAAAAGTATCTACATATTGTATTTGACCATTCTTGTCCATTTCGTCAAACAGTTCATCGTAAATTTCTTCTGATATCTTACCTCGATATTTCCAATCAAAACAAATATCAACAATCTTTATTTGCTCGCCAATATTAGCATCAATCAAATCTGCATTAATTACATAATCATTTGCTATGTTCCAAAGCATTGGATTACGATCGCCTCTACGAGTAGCATCCATATGATCATACACACAATGTAATACTTCGTGTCCCATTAAGAAAATAATTTCTGCATCACTAAGTGCGGCAACAAAATTACGATTGTAATAAAAATACTTGCCGTCTGTAGCGGCAGTAGGACACCATTCTGTAGCATCTTTGAAATGTAAACGTGTAGCAAGATTACCAAAAAATGGTGCTGAAATTAGCATCTCAATTCTTGCTTTAATTAACTTATCCTCAATTTCTTTTGAGGTTAAAGAAGTTACAGGTATTTCAACTTTTGTTTTACTGGCTCGATCTGCCGCTGTACCTGTATTCTTTGTAGCCATTGTATCTGTCATATTTGTTACTCCTAACTATATGTATATATTATAGCAGATTTTGTATGTTTGTCAACCGGATTTAAATAAAAAACACCCGGACAAAAGTCCGGGTGTCACCTTGTGCATTCTTAGGTAGGGAGTAACATAGGTAGGTGCACAAGGGTTTTAAACTATGCGATATACTTTGTATATCTATCAGAGAAGGTCTTGTGTAGATCTTTTTCAAGATCAGTTCTCACATTGAACCTAATCTGGTAATCTTTCATAATAGTCTTGAACAAGAACACTACCATTTCTGGTTCAAAGTTATCATATGAGAAGCGAACAGTATTATTGAGAGACTTTTTAAATGTATCATCAATACCATTTTCTTTGAACATTTCGTTCAGTTCATATGCTAACCCAACTACTAAAGAATATTTTGCTGAAATTTCTTTGGACAGTTTGGTGTCTAAAGATTTAACATCTCCATTTAAAATTTGTTCTGGGTTTGGAAGTTTACTTGCAATCTTTCTATGTTCAACAAACTTGATTGCCATACCTTCGCCAATAGCACCTGCAATTTCTGCCTTTTGTTGGAAGGCACTTGCTGAATCAAAGCCATCTGCTCCGAGAATTTCACTTACAAAGGACCACGACCTTGGAGTTGCAAAAGATTGTGAACTACTTTTTGCATCAAAGTCAAACAAGTCACCTTTTGAAAAACTCAAATAACCAATAACATCAGGGTGAATGTCATTCATGATTGCCCATTTAGACCAATCTTCAAAGTTCACTTCCATGTTAATGTGTCGGAACCTGTTAGCCAACGGTGCTGGCATTCTGTAAGTTACACCTCTATCAGTCTCACGGTTACCTGCCGCAACAATCCTAACATTTTTAGGCAGTTTGTATTGTCCAACTCGCTTGTTCAATACTAACTGATAAGCCGCCGCCTGTACACTTGGAGGCGCAGAGTTCAACTCATCTAAGAACAATACAATGTGATCATACTGATCAGCAAGTTCTTGAGATGGAAGGTCTGCAGGTGGGGACCACTCCATTGCGTTAGTTTCTGGATTCCTAAAAGGATATCCACGCAAGTCAGTGGGTTCCATAAGTGCCAGTCTCATGTCAATGAGCATAGCATTACCAAGTGCTCCGCTATCTACGATGCCTTGGATAAGTTCTGATTTACCAATACCCGGTGCTCCCCAAAGGAAGATTGGTCGATTTACTTGCATTGCTCTGTGTACTACAGGCTCTACATCTGTGGGTCTTACGTTTAATGTTTCCATTTATTGTTACTCCTAATTTCCTAACTATACAAATAGTATAGCACCTTTTTTAATATTGTCAACCACTTTTTTAAACTTTTTTGTAAAAAATTTAATGTGATTTCCCTTACTCATATTATTAGTATAGCAAATTTTGAAATATTGTCAACCTTTTTTTGCCATAAAAAAAGGGCGGAAAACCGCCCTTTTTATCTGCTGTTTAATTAAACAGTAGTACCTGTTGCCATTGCTTTATAACCAGCGGCAATAACTGCTCTTGAGGCTGTGCCTAAACGATAAACGTTTCTGCTTCTGCCTTTTGTGTCAGTAACAGTATTTAGGTAGATTGGATAACCTTTGAATCTAAGTGATTGAATCACTGCTTGTGGGTTACCTGTTCCAAAGAATGCTCTCATCTGTGCAGATGAAAGAGTTCTTCCTTCTTGTAGTGCTGTTAGCACTCTGCTTTCTTTTGTTGAAGTAGTCATATGACCTCCTATTTTCTTCTTTAAACAAAATAAACTATTTTCATAGTTTGTAACATTATAGCAAAGAATAATAGTTTGTCAACCTATATTTGCATTATTTGGATCGAAAGGCGAACTTGGTTACCTACAATTTTAGAGATTTTATGCTTTACAGGAGAATCTTGTATAACACCACAGTTGAATCTTGGAACAATAGGTTCTGCACCTTCTTGCAAGAATAATCCTCCCATTTCTTCACTCCAATGTGGAGTTATGTATATTGTTGCTTGATTTATCATATCGTGGTCATCATGCCAATCTAACTCAAACCCTTCTGCAAATCTGTGAATGTAGACAGATGTATTTGGTGTATATTTAAATGCGTCGAACCCAGACTTACTAAAAAATATTCCTGCATTCAAAGGAAACATAATATCATTTGGTTTCTTGTTATATGTAATGCCTTCGTGTATAACTAAAGAAGGTTTGCGTAAAATATATGCTTCATATAAATCTTTTGCATACTGCTCGTTGATTATGTTTTCAACATATCTATACATTATATTATCTCAATAAAAGCACCTATTTCTGAACCATTAAGTTTAAACCAACTTGCATCTTCTTTACTGTAAAGTGTCAGTTTCTTTTTAGTAAAATAATAAGGCCACTCCATTCCTCTATCTAACTTAACATACATTTTTGGTGTAGGTGTTACATCATGCGAAAATTCATAGTAATCAAAATTGCGTTTTAAAAGTTCATTGCCTAAATAAGTTAAACGTAATCCAGTAGGTTCGCCATTTTTTATTCTAAAGTTGTCAAATATTTTATAGAATAATTGCTTTCGATCTAACTTTTTGAATTGCCTATAAAACTTATTGTTCTTAGGCATTCCAGGTCTACGTGATTTTGAGTGTAATATTCCTTCGTCAATTACTTGAAGTAATCTATTTAAAATTTGATCTTGTAACGTATTAGTTATCTTTAAGGGTTTTGACTTCATCTTCTGTTACAACCTTGCCTGCAGTAAGCATCACAACAGAAAAATCTTCAGTATCGAAATTTTTATTAAGTCTCTGTGCTAAGTTGAAAGCATGGCCTGGGTTACTAAAACTTACCTTTTTATACTTGGGTCCTGGATAAGAAACTAAAGTGTGTAATGTACGCAAATTAATAGGTTTATCTTTATAAAAGACACTAAAAATTGCATCTGCACTAAGGACTTGCTCTGATTTGTATGTAGTTTTATTAACGTTTTCTAATAAAATTTCTGGTTTTGGTCTACTCATGTGTATAGTCTCCTATACACTTATTTATCAAAAAATGCAGTTAAAACAGTTGTTAATGTTAATCTAATATATTAGAATCTATTAGTTTTTTGAACTCTTGGTAGCCACCAATTTTGTCACCATTAACTATAATTTGAGGGAAAGTTCTTGCACCTGGAAATGTTTCCATTAGTTCTTCTCTGCTAAAATCCTCGTCTAACATCTTATATGTAAGATCAAGTTCTTTTTGCTCTGCAAGTCTTTTTGCCATATCACAATATGGGCATTGAGGTTTACTATAAATTACTACTTTCATAATTACTCTGGTAATCCGGCTTCGATAAATTTGCCGATAGTTTCTATATCCTGTTCGGATAACATTGCCGCTTGTCCCCACATTAGGGCACTTTGAGCACCAATTTGCCCATTGTTTTTGTAAATGGTTAATTTATTAATAATGTCGTTTGAACTTTGCCCTGCTAACATTGGGCCTACGCCACCTTGTCCTTGTCCACCATGACATGCGGCACAACCTGCCCATAAACTTCTAATACTGCTAAATTCATCGCTTTGTGCTAATGCTTGTTTACGTTGTTCTATTTCAACTGCTGTACCATTAAGTGCAACATATTCTTCGTAACATTCTCCTGTACAACCATGTACACGACTTACACCTTTATATTCTAATCCTGCGTATGTATGCGATATAATACCAAACATTGCCGCACAAATTATACTTACTAAAATAAATTGATTATCCATAACTTTATTTATTAAAACTTATCATTAATTTGCACAAAATAAGGTCCCATCTTTTTTCAAACGACACAACAACATTTTGCCTTTCGTACCAATCCTCACGATTGTAATCCATATTATCTTTTGGTCTAAAATACCAACCCCATCTACCAGATACAATTTTACTAATTTCTGTAACAGTTGACATGTTTATTCCGTAATCTTCTTGTGGCCATTGATACTTAAAAATCTTATTATAACCGCAATCTTCTGGAATCTTATACACTTTGTTTTTTAATTTTATTAAGCCTACTTAGTTCCTGTCTACATTCAATTTCTGTTTTGTACGGACCTCTGTATCCATACTTGATTAATGTACTGTATTTAGGCCCGTGTCCATGTTTCCAACCTTTCTCAAAATTAATTGCATACCAACCTGCGGCATAATATATGTCACTATCAGGTGTTTTAGTATATAAAGGTACCTCAGAATCATATGCAGGATGATTATGATCTATAGGAAAAGGATTGTCATAATCAATTTTGTGACCTTTTATAAAGAACTCATCTTGCACTACTGGGGAAGTAGTAATTTGCTCCTCAAAAATTTTTGCATTACCAAACTTTTTTCCAACCTCTTCTTCAGTTTCAAAATACTCAACTGTTTTACCATTTATATAAAAGTATTTTTCTTGAATGTCTTTGTTTAAGATACCAACTTTTCGTGGACCTTGTCTAAGCAACCATGCAGTATCTGAAACTTGTTGTAATACTGCTTTATTTTTATCTTTTGTTACCATGTATGTATCTCCTGTTTTCCATAGTCCTCATCACGAGCGACATTTTTACCATTTACTGAGCATAACTGTTTTATTGGTTGTCCAAACGAATCTTTAAAGACTTCAGGACAAACATCAGTTCGCATTGCTCTATAAACGTGTTTACCGTTATCTGGAGTGGTATAAATCCAATAAGGTTCTACAGGCCACTCATCGCAAATTCTTCTAATGGCTTTATCTACTTTATCTAACTTGGCCATTTAGAAAATCTGCATAATCACCAGGCTGTTCACTCATGCGTTGAAGATTCCATTTACTGCAAAACTTCAAGAAGTGAATGCCTACCTGTGAAACAGTACTTTTATTTACCGCTTCATTTATAATTTCTTTACTTAATTCTTTAATTTCATCTGGTTGTTGTGTAAGATCAATAAGTATCTTGTTACGTTCAAAATCATCTAACACTCTATGTTCTTGTTCTTCATGATCTACCCAACGTTGTAACATGAAGTTATTATAATCAAACCCGCCTGTTATACGGTCGTTAAATGCTTCTGTGATACCAGTTTTGTTCTTACTGCCTTTAAGTCTTGCACCTGGATATGCACTAAAGATGTTATCACTTGCATCACCTCTAACACATTTCTCAAATAGTGTAAACTCTGGATCAATTGCTTTCTTAGGCTCTCCAGTCTTTTTATCAATTACCCAGTCGCCTGTTTTAGCATTTTTGAAACCTTCTAAACTAACTATTTGGTCTGTAGTGCCGTTGTATTGTATTACATTAGGTGCTAACAACTGATAAAAGTCACTATCTGTACTTACAATAACATGGTCGTCTTCTGGATGTTGTTGAATCCAAGTAGCAATTAAGTCATCAGCCTCTGCATTAGGTTGCCTAATTACTGTGCAATTAGTTTTGTCATTAAAGAAGTTTACCATATCATCATATGCTTCAAAAAACAATTCGTCATCTTCTTGTTCTTTGACACTTCGCTTATCCATTGTAACCTTACGATTTGCTTTGTAAGGAGCATAAAAGTCTTTACGCCAACTTCTACCTTCAAGGCACATTACAACATGACTACCATTAAATTCTCTCCAACATTTTCTAATGCTGTTAAACATGATATGCATAGCCATACCTACTCGCATGTCTATATCTCTACCGCCTCCTACATGTTTAGCACGGAAAAACATGTTAAGAGAATCAACTAATATGTAAGTTCTTTTACTCATAATAATATTATACACATTTTTAAAAGTTTGTCAATCTAAATTTAGATCGTCATTTATGATTGCATCAAATGGGGATTCTTTTAAGTTCTTTTCTCGTTGCGATTCAAAAGAACGTTTAAGATCATATGTTAAAAATTTGCTATAATTTTCTAACACAAAATCTATTTCTGTAGATTCAAACTCGCTAAGTTTTTCCTCTAATAAATTATCTAACTGTAATGATAATTCTGCGAGTTTAGTCTTCGCTCTCAGTTCCAGGCTCTGTTTTTGTGACGACAATTTCATCTCCCATTTCTTCTTGTAAGCCGTAATCTAAATCGGCTTGCTCTTGAATTAGTACTGTTCTGCAAACATCGTTAAACCATTTATTAACTACATCTTCGTCACTTGTACCAGTATAACCATTATCATGTAGAAACTTTACAAAATGCTCATTCCAGTCTAATTCAATATATCCTGCTTTTGCATTTTCAGGATTAACGTCCATGTGTAATACATTTACATATGGCTCTTTTAATATCTCTGCTCTACGTTTATCGTATTCTGATCTTCCAATTCTTTCGTTTTTTAGATCAATATCTAAGGCGGCTAATACTTTATCATCCTCTGATTCTGCATCTATTTCTGCTAATGCTTTTTCAAGATCTTCGCCTTCGTAATAGTATTCTGCTTCTGCTATTGCTCGAGACTTGCCTTTAAGTCCCCAACTGGCAGGCATCATACTAAATGGTAATTTAGTTTTCTTCGCCATTGTTATCCTCTAAAAGTTTTTGCTGTATTCCAACTACAGTACAAGTTCTTGGGTCAAAGTCCCATTTACTTAACCTTACATCATTTTTTTCTATCATTTTTTTGATTGCAGGATTACCAAAGTTTTTTACTGGATTACGAGTGACAAGTACTTGCGAGTTTTGTTCAATCTTACCTGCAACTGCCCAGTCAAAAAAGTCTATAGGTGTTAATACTGCTTTTTTAGTTGTACCTGCTTTAACACAATTAAGTAAAATTGTGTAAACAGTATCTTTGATAAAAAGTTCTAATGTGTTTTGATTTAACACGTTTACTTTCAACCCTTTTTGCAAAGTTACGCCTATATCAAGTTGCCTAAGGCCTTTAGCAATATATTGCTCAGCATCTTTAGGAACTTCAGATTCTAATACAGGTAATCCATCATGCGTATATCCAATCACCGGATCTTCCTCGTCTTCGGCTAATGCTATCACAGATAAAAACATTACAGCCATACTAAGAGTAATTAGTAATGCCCATGGACTTTTAATATTTAATTCTATTTTATTCATAATCTTCTCCTACGTTCCCCAAGCATTACCAAATAAGTTAATATGTAATCTTGGACTAAATTTGTATCCTGTGTTCATACAAATTTCTGCTACATTCTTTTCTGTTAATGTTTGTTGCTCAAATGTAGCACCTTCTGGCATTAAGTACACTGAGTCAAGACGTACTCTTGCCTGTGTGTATGCTTCAACAAACATATCTACTTCTTGTAAGCATTCTTTATCTCTTACAACAAATTTGTTATATAAAAAACTGTTTTCTACTTCATTCATACTTTTAAGTACTGCAGGTATAAGTGCGTCTTCTGTTTTTTCGCCACTTATACTTAATTTAGGACTTGTACTCCAAGTAACATGTATATCTTGATTTTGTAGATTAAAATAGTTTACCAAATCACTTTTTACTAATTGAGTGCCATTGGTCTCAAAGGTAACGTTTTTCAAGCCAACTCTTCTACACATATCTAAGAGTTCTGGCCAAACACGTTGCCACCCCAGTAGCGGTTCACCACCTGTGATCACCAAGTGTATGTCTTCGCCGTGTTGGCCAGCGAATGTACCGTTGGGAAGTAAACTGGTGATATGATCATACACCTCTTCGACAGATTTAGTCATCTGTAAATGTTTATACTTCATTGCCCAACTGGCACTGGAATCACAACCTATTGGTGTGACTGGTAATTCATCTATACTTTTGTATGCTTCTGGGTGATCTTTGTCTGCCCTGTCGTCTGTGTAATATGGCATTTCAGTAACTGGAATAAGGTCTCCTCTTGGTTGTCCAAACCCTGCACATTCAAAATTACAACCAAAAACTCGTAGGAAAACGGAAGGCACACCAACAAATCTGCCTTCTCCTTGTACACTATAAAATGCTTCGCTATACCTGAGTTTCATATTCTACTTGTTCTTTTAATACATTATACAACGATTCGTCTGTATGGTCAACACAACATGACTGAAAAGATTGTATAACTATTTGACTTAAATCATCTGAATCAATAAAGTTCCTTTGGTTTTCAACAATGTCTTTAAACGACAAATACGCAATCATTAGTAAACCTTTATCAAATAATTGTTCCATATCATTTGAATCGGGTAAATGTACTTTACCAAATTGTAAAATCTTTAAATAGCATGTATCTGATATTTGTAAAACTTTAATTAATAAATCATTTTTTTCTTCACTGACATTTTCAAGTTTTAAATGTTCGCCTTTAACCAGTTTGTCATAATCAGCAATAGCATCTAAACATTCAAATACTTCAGTAACAGTTACAGGAAATCTTGTAGTAATCCAATCCAATGATTTTCTTTCGCAAATGGATTCCGTTACTTCTCTAACTGGTACTCCGTGCTTACCAACTATTAATGTTCTGGTTGCATTTCTTGTACTAATCATATTAATTTTTAACTGCAGGCATGCTGTTGCTGTAATTTTATGTTATCAAAAAACTCTTTTTTAGTGCCAGGATCATCGTAAAAGCAACCTTCTAAAACAGTAGTTTGTGTAAGACTGCTGTGTGCTAACACACCTCTATTCTCTACGCAACCATGTGTTGCTTGAATGTAAACACCGAGGTTTTCACTACCTGTTGCTTTCATTATTTCTCTTGCAATATCATTAGCAAGTTCTTCTTGTAATGTACCACGTCTTGCACACCATTGTGCAATTCTTGTGTATTTACTTAAACCGATTAATGTTTCACCTGCAATAATACCAATGTATGCTGTACCTTTTACTGGTTGATGGTGATGCGAACACATACTAAGTATTTCACTTCTTACAACCAACATGCCCTTATATCCTTCTTCGATATCATTTGGAAATGCTGTGGCATTAGGCATATCGTTGTATCTGCCCCACATAAGTTCGTTTATATACATTTTAGCAAGACGCCTTGCAGTACCTTGACTGTTAGGATCTGAATGTCTATCAATGATTAAAGTATCTAAAATGCTTTCAAACTTGGGTACAAGTTCTTCGATAAGTGCTTGATCGTCGCCTTCGTCCATAAACTCAGAAACATTATCACTTGCCCAATACTTGGCTCCGGCTTCTTTGATTCTACCTAAAATTTTATTTGTTACTTCATCCGCCATTAAACATTCTCCTTAATAATATGTTTATTGTCCTCTTTTAAAATACCGCTTTCCCAATTTTCGACTACATCTTTTGCATAGTGGATACTATGTTCGGATACATTTAACTCACCAAACTTATTTCCGTCTATGTAAAGATCAACAAAAGTAAAAGTATCGGGACCTCTTACTTCGTCGTTATAATTAGGCTTTTTACGAATTACTGCTGTTTTCATTTCCACCAATCCTCCCAAGGGAAGTCTAACCATTGTTCTGTTTCGATATATTTAGATCTGTAATCTAATTTATTAAACTCGGTGTTAAAACGTTCATATAAACATGCATATTTTACATCACCGTGCATCCAATATCCATCATGTTGTACACCAATTACTTTAGCATAAATGCTTTGCATTGTTTTACCGCTGTCGTTAATATCATCTACAATTAAGATATCTTTATTAAAATATCTGTCTAATAATACTCCTAAGTGTTCGTCTTCTTGCACTTCAAAGTCTCTAAATTGCCATTCAAATCCATGAAACGGTACACCAAAATAATGACTTAACATTACTCCAGGAACATATCCGCCTCTACCAGGGCCAAAAATAACTTCAGGTTTAAAGTCATCAGAAGTTAATTGCTGAGCAATATCACCTACATCTTTTTTGATATCGTCAAATGAAATCTTTATCGTATTCATAACAATATAGTAACACCTTTTATTTTATTTGTCAAGTACTTTGTTTAATTTCCCAAGCCATTGCATGTTCTACAATGTCCTTTATGTTATACATTGGTGACCAACCTAATAATTCGTTTGCTTTGGTAATATCAGCAAATGTCATCGGAGGATCTCCTGCTCTTCTTGGACCCATTTCATAATCTACATTATGCCCTGCGTCTTCGAATGCTTTAATAACTTCGAGAATACTTTGTCCGTCTCCTGCGCCTACATTTATTGCAGTACTAACACCGCCATCAAGAAGATAATTCATTGCGGCCAAATGTGCTGTAGCAATATCAAATACGTGAGTATAATCTCTTACTACTGTGCCGTCTGGCGTATTGTAATCGTCGCCGTTCACAACAAGTTTTTCACCTGCAACAACTTTTTTACAAATAATTGGAATCAGGTGACTTGCAGGATCTTGAGTGTAACCGTGTGTACATTCAGGATCTGCTCCTGCGGCATTAAAATATCTTAATGCAACAAAATTCAGTCCATGTGCATGTGAGTAATCTTGTAATATGTCTTCAACCATTGCTTTGGTTCTTCCATATGGACTCATTGGTGCTTTTGGACTATCTTCTGTAGTTGGAAAACCTAATACATCACCATAGACACTACTTGAACTACTAAAAATAAAGTTTTTAACTCCACTTGAAATAGCACTATTAAGTAATCCTATTGTGTTCATTACATTGTTTTTGTAAAACACTTCTGGTTCCGTAACACTTCTACCAACTTCATGGTCAGCGGCAAGATGAATAATAGTATCTGGTTTAGTTAGTTTTATAACACCGTCAACTTGAGAATTATCAATATCAAAAGGATATAATGTAACACCTGGTTGTTGTTTTTTAGTCCTGTCAATGTTAATTACAGTATGACCAGTATCTACAAGCAGTTTACATAGCATGGTTCCAATAAAACCATTACCTCCTGTTACTAATACAGTTTTAGTATCGTTATCATTCATATTTCGCCTTCGCTACATGCCTTCTATATAAATTATCATTTCTGCTTAAATGCTCTGCATGTCCGAGCATACAATCAATAGTTCTATCAATTGTGCCATTCTGATAATCACTAATTTTACCAACATTGTATTGCGACAAATCGCCGGCACCAATGGAGGCAAACATTGCCATTAATTTATTAATAGCATCATCAATGCTCCAAGGTACATACAAGTGGTTTCCGTTGTTTGCAAATACTTCTGGAAAACTTCTATATGCTGGATATAATGTAAGTGTACCAAATGTATCTGCCTCACTAACAGTATTGCTTACCCAATCTTGTAATGCACAATTGAATAACACTTTGCTGTCAGCAAGTAAATTATAGTAATCATTCTTCTTTAAGCCTGTGTAGACTTTAAAGTTTGCTGTATTACTGTTTTGTAATGCCAATGCACGTTCTACATACTCTGGATCATTACTTTTTAGTTCTGGATGACCACAAAAGATTGCAAACTCTACAGAAGGATCTATTTTATAATAGGCTTCTGCAAGGTCCATATAGAAATGTGGTTGTTTTTCATCATCCCACCGTGCCGCAAATCCAACACGATCTTTTCTGTCCTGTATAGGAACATTAGAATCAATTCGACTTCTAACTTCTTCCTTACCATAAGGCAAACCTGTAACATATATAGGTGCCTTAATACCAGCAATTCTTAAATGTGCAACAAACTCTTCACTTGCTACCATTATACCATCTACAAACTGATCAATCATTTCCTCATACTTACGCATCCAATCAAACATGCCTTCTCTAATTAAGAAGTCATCTGGATCAGTTGTTTGTGCAAGGAATCTCAAGAATACTTTAGGTCTGTATTCTGGAGGAGATTGGTCCATAATATATGGTAAACATTCGAGACCTGGTGTAAACATGTCCTCATAAAAAATTACATCATCGGAAGTAATATCACCGTTTTTCATTTTTTGTATAAGCGACATGTGTTGACTTAAACTGTAAAAAGTTCTACCATGTGCATCAAGTACACTACCTGTGACAATGGCTTTAGAATTATCTAATTCTTGCCCAGTAATGATTTCGTAGTCTATGCCACGTTTACCAAATACTCTTTCATTCCAGTCTTGCAACTGAAGTGTATATCTTGCCTCGTAGGACTCGAGCCCCATGTAAAATAATTTACGCATTATCTTCTCCGTTTAAGTCGCCGTAATCTACAACGTCAGTAATTTCGTCATCTAATCCTTGAGCAAAGTCGTTCTTCTTATCAGCCTCTTCTTTGCTTATGATATTAGGTTTAACTTTAGTATTACTGTCGTTTTCCATTACATTGAGTTCTTTTTATCTTGAATTTCAACTCTTCTTGTTTTACAAAGTTTTGAAATTTCCATTAAAGCCTTTCTTGCTCTTGTGGCCGCGGCCTTTACACCATTGATTTCAAAATTATCGCTTTCTCTGTGATACTCATCAAATAGTGCTTTAAGTTTTAAGTGTGACTCTGTCATAATTTTCTCCTTTATTTAAGACTTTCGAATACATCTTCTATTGCGTCTGTATCCTCAAAGTTTGGACCCCCGTCCTCAACAGGGTATTCCATTTCGCAACCGTTTTCATTATCTTCGGCTACCGAAATCTTTAACCAGCGACCAGGATACATTGCTTGTATCTCACTCGCTAAATCATCTGCAATCATCTCGCATGATTTGTAATCAAGTTCAAGTGTGGCTTTATCATATAGTCTTTCCATCCATCTCTTGAACTGTATAAATTCTACGTCTCTGTCATCATGAAACACTTCAAGCCAAACCTTAAAGTGAAAGATGTGTCTATGTGGATATCCTAAAAAGGATACATCGTCCCAATCGCCAGTTGCTAATTTAGGATCGTCCAATGCCGCAGGGTACTTGTGAATACCCTCTTTACTAAATGTTACCCAAATACTTCTCATAATATATCATCCATGTGTTTTAATTTGCTTTTTTGTTCTCCAAAAGAAACACCATGTGACTTGTTGTCTTTACCAACCAAAAATATACTTATAGTTGCTAGTGTAAAGCATACCAAACTAACAATAAATACCAATTGTGTCAATTCCATTATGACCAACCTCCGTCAATTTCTTCCATCACTTGATTCATATGACCTAACAGTTCTGTGATAGGTTCATCATAGTCGCCAATCTCATAATCAACGTCATCTTGTTCTTTGTACATTGCCTTGATTTGGTCTCCATACTGGATAACCATTTCAAGTTGCTCTCTCATTTCATCTGATATTGCCATTACGCCTCCTTGTTTGGATTCCAAATTACCAAATTCTTTTTCTTTAATCTATTAGTAACAAGAGTCCATCTGTTTTGCTCTTCTTTCCATTCTTTTAACCATTTATGCCCATCACGTTCTGCATCAATAAAGATAGCATTAGTAAAGGCTAACGGAAGTAAAATAGCACAATGTACAACAATGCTAACTACAATGTTATAACCAAACCACCCTAAATAGTTTGCCGCTACAAGTCCAAAAAATATACTCCACACAACAAACAAAACTAACATAAAGTATGTTTGTAAACTCGGATCTGGGATATATTTAAGTGGATTATATCTCACATCCATTACACGCCTCCAACCTGCTACAAGACCCATTACAGTTCTTCTAAACAAACTTGGCTTCTTAATACTTGGTTCAACTGCCATAATACTCTCCTATTCTGTGTGGTTCCTCACAAACTCTTTTAAAACATGCATTCCGTATGTTGCCCATGTAACTACTAAAATGCTCCATATAAAAACCTCTATCATTTGATTCTCATTTCATACCACATTACTGCTACTGTCAACATGCCTGCAAATATAAATGCTAACCAAATTAATACTTCAATCATTGTCCTTCTTTTTACGTTCTTCATCTGCCCAACCACTTTCTATGTGTAGTCCTGCAGGTAACCTTCCTTTTATCTCCTTAAGTTCCTTAAGGATCTTTTCAACACCCTCATCAACTGCTCTTTTAATTTGACTGTTAGTAGGATGTCCCATAAAACTTATCCATGTGCAGGCATAGTAATTATAATTAATGCAAATACAACTATAACAACTATAACTGCTTTTTTAACTCTGCTCATTACGTTCCTTTATTGGATTATCATAATAATCATGTGTTCCTGCTCTATATCTTGCTTTTTTTTCGCTTACTAACACATGGCTCATATAAGCAAAAAATCCCATAGCAATAGTAAGGATTATACCTAAAATAAAATTAATCACTTCTATCATAATTGTCTAATTCCTCTAATACCTCTTCTGGTAGTTCTGCACCAGCAAGTATCATAAAATCAAAAAATTCTAACAACACTTCTTGAAGTTCTTCTGGGTCATTTACATTGCTAATATCTAAAGTATTAGATATAGTAGATCTACCTTTTTTGTATTTAAGAACTATTTCCATATATGTATTTTATAATAAAAACTATAATTTGTCAACCTATTCTATAACTTCATCTTTGGTATATTTGGTCCAATCGGTAAACACTTTTCTATCCATTAAATCGTGTACCTTGTGTGTCCATACACCTGGGTTTGTTGCTTTAAAATCCTTGTCGTCTATTTTTAGACAAGCATTATATCCTAATTGATTAATGTAAGGTAATTTGCAACTCATCATTGGTATAAAAGTGTCATACTCTGTCATACCACTTTCGAGAACCCATTCTACATATTTTACATCAAAATCAAGTGTTACCCAAATACCAGTATTTTCTACAAGTTTGTTTAACATAAAGTCCCACTCTTGACTTGCATGTTCTGTGTCGACACTAAAACTTTGGTTTGCGCCTAAGTAGATATGTGGGCACTCATTGTTAAGTGCTCTTGCTAAAATTTCTTTGTAAGGTTGTGTGCCGACAACAAACAAAGTCTTTTGCCCATAAGCAGGACTATGTTCAACTTCTGTTCCAATAAAAAACTTAGTGTCTATGTCGTGGCCTTCTCTTTCCATTTTATCCCCAGAATCTATACTTTGCTGGAATTTTCTTTTTGATTGGCTTCCATATTGCTTCTTCTATAGGAGCCAAGTATTCAGGCCTTGGAGTAAGCCAGCCAACTAAAATTCCAATTAATAACCATTTCAAAATCATTATAAGTCTCCTTCTTTAACAAAGATACCATCAACCATTTTGCCTTTACGATCTTTGATATCATTCCATGCTTGTTCTAAACAGTCCTCTATTGTAAGATTGTTTCTTTCAGCAATGTTTATTAATACAACAATCATGTCACCTATATCATCAGCAACATCTTTGCCTTTACAAATATTATCACTTAGTTCCCCCATTTCTTGAATAAGTTTTGCTAATTGATCTTTATCTGTTGCACCATCAATAAGATTTCTATCATGATGCCATTGTTTAATGTTTCTAATTAAATGATATGCTTTTGCTAATGGTGGGTCCAGTTTATCCATTATAATATCCTCTTTTAAAATTCAAAAAACGTATCCATTACTTCTTCATCTACTTCATCTTCCTCACCACCAAAACTAATATGTGTAAGAAACTCTTTGTATTTAGAAATCATTTCTCTTGGATTAGGATTTTGTGGGTCGAGTAAATCTTCGACAAATTTTTGAAAATATATAATGTTTACAGGTACATATGGAGAGATTTCTTGTGCCTTACTGCTTTTCTTAGTAGGCTTCTTCCAATGTTTGTAATCAATATCTTCTCTATATCTTTCTACATCAGCAAGTCTGTTTGCTTCTTGTACTGCTGTAATATGATTGAACACACTATGCCCCATGTAATACAAGTAACTTTGTGTGTCCCAACTTGTACTATCGCGTTCTGCAACCATAGGATTACCTTCGCTGTCAAGTTTAGGTTTGCCCTCTTTGTCTAATATAGGCTGTCCCTCAGCAAGTTTGGCCTTGCCATTTTTATCCAAATCACCTGCCGCCATAGGACATAAATCGCCCATTGTAAGTCTGCTCATTACAGGACTATGGCCAAATGGTGCAGGTGTATCTGAATCTTTCCATCTCTGATTGTCAAATGCTCTGTCCATAAAATAACCAAACTTGCCTGGTTCAAAGAAGTTATAAGCATAAGTTTGACCATATGCAGTATTAACAAAAGGACTTGCGGCATCAAAACTCAATGTAATGTTTGGATTGTCATATTTTCTTAGTTGCCTTTGTATTGCAGTTAAGAAACATGCCCATTGTAATCTACCTGTGCCGAGAAAGTGTATCCAATCTTTGCCTTCCAGTAATCCATCTTCACGTAAGTCAAGCATTCTATTAAGTACACAAGACATGTCTTTCATGTTAATACCAGCAAATGCATATCCCTCAAGAGTTCTGTTTGCATCGCCGTATCCTTCTGAGACAAAAGCAGAATTAGAAAAATGCTTTACTGCCTCGTACCATTCTTTACTTGTAGACTCATCAGTACCACTCAAAACATTAAGGAATTTAGTAGCACCCGGCGTTCTATTTCTAACAAAATAATCAAGATTTAATAAACTTATATCAAGTGTATCCTTAAAATCAGTTAGTCCTGTTTTTTTACTTAAAGGCGCCACTGCGGCAAAGGCTGGTATATCAAGTGTCATACTCCAATCTGCTGTATGTTCTAACCACTTGAGAATTTTATTACAAATTGCAGTTCTGGCTGGATCGTTTGGGTCCTTGGCATTTTTCCAATCCATTTTAAGAACACCAGTTGCAATCTGGAAACCACCTGAGTCTCCAAGTATCATAGACGTATTCCTATCTCTATGTTGAATCATAGGTTCGTCTTTATCTGTTTTATCTAAGTCTAACTGAGCATGGCCTGCCGAATACAAACCATTAGGATAATAAAAATAGGCATCTGGACGTAAAAAGTCTAAACCTTCATGTCCTTTTTCAAAGCCTGCAGGAACTCTACTTTCAGTAACTCTTTCTACTTTTTCTAATTGCTTAGTGTAAAAACTGCTGATAGCAGGGAGATAAACTGCATAATCTCTTTGTGTTTTGCCTAAATCCATATTAACTTTTTGCTGGCAATAAGTATGTGTACACACCAAGACCACTATCTACAACAATTTGTAATAGACCTTGATCATTGAAACTCATTACACAATTACCAGACTCTCCAAGTCTTAAAATCTTTAGAACAATATCTAATGGCCATCTCCAATCTCTTGTGATACTGCCATCAATATCGCTGTTAATTAAAATTTGTGTTCTATCACTAACACCGTCACCAATGTTAAAATGTAATTCAGTACCATTTGTTTTAGGACTAAAGTTACCTTCATATGTACCTAACACACTATTAAAATATGCTAAGTCTTTTAAATTTTTTACACTTGGCACAATGTTAATATCAAACTCTGCACCTTTGAACTTAATGTCTTTAAGTTGTTGATTAATAACATCTGCTAACATAAATCTGTAATGTGCATCGTTACCATCTGAACTTTTAAATTCTACTTCTACAGGAACTGTATCATCATTACGTTCTTGTGTTTTAATTTCAACTGTTGCATCTTCATTGTCAAAACCGGGATACTGTAAATAACCTTGTAGTACACCCATTCTACTTAACCCTACAGTTGCGTCTACAAAGTCAGGCACAGGCGTATGAGTGCTACCTTTTAAGATAACAGTTTTTTCTGCGTCTACAGTTTCTATTTCAGTACTTTCTACAGTACCAATTACTTTTACCATTTCAAAGATGCCTAAACCATGTGTATGTTTTAACACATCTTTAAAAACATCTTTAATATAATTATTTGCCATAAGGACCTCCAATATTATTCATAAATTATACTATAACTATTTAGATAAGTCAAGTGTTTTTTATCCATTTTTTTCGATTAAAATTCAAAGAATGCTTGTAATGTTTCGCTTTCATTCATTCTATTCATATCGTAACCCATTGCACCAATCACATTTTCAATCTTCTTATCCAATACTGCTTCTTCCATACCATCATCATCAAATGGTAGTTCTTTGAACCATTCGGGCAAGTTGAGTTCATCGGTTGGATATGCAACACTGGTATAACCCATAGGATTACTTCTAAGCCTACACACAATAACTTTTGCACCATCAGTAATTGGTAAACTGTAGTTATCGCTGTTTGCTTGTTTAAGGTTATTCCAATTAATACTGGCCCTCACGTGACCAGGTATCATATTATTTTCTGATTCATTCTTTACTGCTTCTAATTTGTGCAGTCTATAATTCTCTGGTACTTTTGCTTGTTTCAGTAACTTTGCTGTGTACATTGTAAGATTGTTTACACGTTTAGGCATGCCTTTCTTCCAAGAGTCTAAACTGTTAAAGTATTTCTTGTACTCTTTAATCTTTGTAAAAATTTCATCTTCTGTGTTGCCTGCCAAAGCATCTTTTAAGAGTTCTTCGAGAAAGTCTTGTACAAACTCAGGAGTATCTGATCTCTTAATATCGAGGCCCATAACTTTAAGTTTTCCGCCTTCTGGTTGCCAACCTTCTATATCTAAACAGTTAATAGCATATCTTTTCTTAGTGATAAACAATCCTGCTCTACCAACCACTTCACGTCCTGCTTTCATTACTTTGCCAGAACTTAAAGGCACGTTAAACTGATCTTTTAACATTTGTGGAAATGTTTCACTTACAGTATCTGATATGTGATCATACAACTTAATCGCACTATCCATATCTAATTTTTCGCCTTCGGGTAGTGCTGGTACGGCTGTAAAATATACAGAGTCAGTATCACCATAAACAATAGTTTCACCAACATGATCATATGTACCTGTTAGCAGTCTGTTAGTTTCTGCTCCCATGTGTTTTGTGATAGCACGACCTGTTAGAGTTGTACTTTGACCGATTCTTTTATCAAAGAATCTACAACCTGGATTCAATATTGCACCATACAAACTGTTAAGGTTAATCTTTTTAACCAACTGTCTTTTATCCCAAAATGCAATCTCGGCATCAGTGGTTGCTTGTTTTTTCTTTGCTTGTAGTTCTTGTCTTTCAGCATACCAACGTTCTAATAGTCCAGGTACAATGCCTTGGAAGTCTGTTTTAAATATAGTACCATTGGCACTAATGTTCCAAGGTTGACCACTATTGAAAACTAAGTTATAAACATCAGCACCTGTAACTTCAACACTTGTACCATCTTCCATATCCAAATGCATTTTGTGGTCAACATCTTTACCTATAACAAAGTCATATTCATTACTACCAAACTTACCTAACCACGCATCTGCAAATGATTTCTTTTCTAATTTAATCTTGTTTTGTATTTCTTCTTCTGTATAGTCTTGTCTTAACTGACCTACAATAGTTTCTGGCGCCATGTTCAATGCCCGGAAAACAGATGGATACAGACTGTTTAAGTCCATGCTACCTATCCATTCATGAAAACCTTTCTTTGGAAATGCCACATAGGCACCAGCGGCAGTAGTATCTCCTTTTTGCTCTCTGTTTCTATCTGGAACAACAAAATTACGCCTATGTGCTTCATTAATAATTGCTTGTTCTGTTGTTGCTACAGCACCCATTGTTACAGGAAGTAGTACTGTATTGTCATGTGCAATAGTGTTAGCAAGATCAATAAACTGTAATTTCTTATCCATCTTAGCCAAGAGAACAACGTCTTGAATGTTGTATTCTAAAAATTTTAGAAAGTCATGATTATAAAGCCTATCTAAACTTCCTTCATAGGCTACTTTCTTCTCACCTACTTCCATTTCGCCAATGTAGTCAAGCCTATAACTGTGTCGTTCTTCATAGTTATACTTTCTGTATAGTTGCAAATAGTCAAGGTGTACTCTACCAACTAAATCATAACTAACTGTTTCTCTACCAAACTGTTCATACCTACGTTCTTTAGGAAACTTATTAAGTAGGCACATACGTCTTGTTTCTGCTTTACCCATAGTTCTAATGATACGATTAATTGTGTATGGAATATCATACCCTTCTGAATTCCATCCGCTTAAGATATCAGCATCATCGATGACATCAAGAAATACATCAAGCATTTCTTTTTCTGTTCTAAATAATTTTACTTCTGGTAACTCTTTGGCAACTTCTTGTGCCTGTTCCCAACTCAGTGTTTTGGGTGGAACTGCCAAGCATACTGTTACATCTAACCAATCGAGATAACAGCCTATTGCAGTAATTGGAGTGAAAGGATCTTGAGGACTACTGTATCCACGTTTAGGATCAAAGTCTACCTCAATATCAAAAAAGCATGTATGCAGTTTAGGCCCTTCCTGGCCGCCATAATGTGCAGATAAGGTTTTGTTTACAACCTTAATATCGCTTTCATATGTTTTTCGATTTTTGTGTAAGCCGACGTTTTTTCTAAAGTCTTTTTGACTGCTACACTTTACTTCTGTGACTGGCTCATCGTAAATGCTACGTTTCTTGCCATATGGATCTGCATAATAAAAATTATAGATAGGTTTCAGTTCTGTAAATATTCTTTTACCATCTACCCTTTCTACAACATTTACAACATCATTTTTTGTGTCGTGAATGGCATCTACATAACTCATTACAATAATCTCCAAGCATCATTTGTGGCTGACGCAATACCTAAAATTAAATTATACTACAAAATTGTAGTTTGTCAAGCATTATATGGCTTTCCTTTAAGCCATGATGCTAAAACATGTCTTTCACCACCTGTAACTGATGTTACACGATGGGGATAAACTGTAGGAAAAATAATATATTCACCAAACAATAATCTACGATCAAAAATAATATCTTCCGAATCTATTTCTCTTATCTGAAAATTACCTCCTTCATAATCAGAAGACAAAGATAAGATACAAGTAACTTTTCTATCTAAGGCATCTACTACTGCTACATTATAGTCGCCAACTATAGTTTCGTCGTTTGTTTCTCTTAACGTACAATTCCATACTTGGTCCTGAGTAGTGTCTATATGCCAAGGAAATTCGCCAGTGTTAGCATATTTAAGTACTTCAATATTTTTACTAAACTGTATAGGATTGTAAATGTCTATATCCCAAAGATCATGTTCTTCAAATACCGAAAGTAGTATAGATTTTAAATGTCGAGGATGAGAACTTAACGTCCAGTTATCTGCTACTACAGGCGGATATGTATTTTGATTAGTTTTAGCAGATGTGAACATACCGTGTTGCTCACTGTACTTGTCCAATAAAATAATATCTTCAGGTGATAAGTTTTTTGTTGTACCAAATATGTAAGGTACAGTCATTACAACGTTTTGCCTACTGCCTCAAGAATTGTTTCAAGTTCATCAAAATTATCTCGTTCATCTGTGAACTTGGCTTTATGAGCAATCTTTACTGCTTTCATTAAGATGCTTGGTTTAACGTCCATTTCCTCTGCGATTGCTTTTACAGTTTCTCTTAAACCAGTATTAAGAGCGTCTACTTCATAAAGAACTTGGTCGCCTTCCTGAATTAACTTTTTCAATCTGGCTACTTCTTCTTGATTGAATACTTTATTAAATGCCATATTTATTCCTAAGTTTTAATGTTAATATTTACGCCTAATGGTTGTATTATAACAGGAATACTGGAATTGTCAAGTTCTAATTTGACTACAGAGTTGTATCCGGGGAATTGATCAAAAGAAATTTGATCTAATATAGAACGATCAGTAATACGTTTACCTTGTTCATCGTAGGCAACAAACTCATTGCCTACATAATGAACTTCTACAATCATACTTCTACTGATGCTTCAAAAGTAAATTGTACTTCTTCAAATTCATCAAACAAAATTTCAGAAATGTTGTCGCCTTCTTCTGGATCAATTTCATTTGCTAAAACAATTTCATATATCCACATAGGACCTTGGTTATCGTCATCGGTGTATGCTATAACGTCAACACCTACTTTCTTTTTGACTTCGTCATATGCAGTTATAAGTTTTGTTGGTACAACACTTTGCACAATGTCATAATACACCATGACGTCCTCATCACTGAGTTCTTCACGTGTTAACATTCTACAAAAGTGTTTTATAAACATTTACTTCTTACCTGTCCATGCCTGAGCACCGAAGAATGCCGCTACAATACCAGCAACTGCAATAAAGTAAACACCAGCCATATCGCCTAATATGTCTGCGGCTTTTTCGAAGCCTACAAAATTAGACCCAATAACCAGTACAGGATATGCTAACATTCCATATAATGAGAACCACGCCATTTGACGTTGTGCGTCTCTCATTGCATCTTGGTCTTCTAACTCTTTGCGTTTGAATTCCATATACATATCATGCTCTGCTTTGCTTACTTTACCATCTCCGTTTGTGTCTGCAGGATGATAAACTTTATTTTCTACCTTTTCTTCTGCCATAGTAATAACTCCTCTACCGTTACTACTATTTATCTGAGTATAAAAAAATGCCCTGTTAATAAACAGGGCATTCTACTCTAATGCACTATTTTGAGAGTCCAAGTGCTGTTGACTCATTCTACACGGATCTGTTTATAGACATCGATCAGTTGTCTGCTACTTTTGGCTTTTAGTTTAAAGAGTCTCTAAACCTCCACGCAACGTGGGAAATCGCTCTGTTAGTCGTTGCTTTCTTCGATTTTAATTCTATTAATAATAGTTTCCATACCAGAATGGTAACGACCCTCTGATTGACTCTTAACATATCCTGAGATATTAATCTCCTTGCCAAGAGCCTGTTTTTTGTCACTAAAGAACTTTAAGATACTTTTATTATCAACACTTGCTGTAACAAGGTAACTCATAGTTTTTGGAATGTAACGATTAAATTCCACTTTAGCAACAAAGTTGCTCCTCTCTCGTAGTTTTCCAAGTGCAACACTTGTTCTACTTAATTCAAGTTCTCTTGAACTCCAATCATCTTGTTCTAACTTATTGTAATAAACTTTAGGTAAACTTGCGGCAATCCCAATCTGCTGTTTTATAATTGTAGGGGAGGTTACTATTGACAAAACATTTTTTTCAAAATCAGTTAACTTTCTTTCAATTGCCTTAAAACTTAATCCTTTTAAATAATCAATAATTTCTGAAGCAGTATTGCGATCATTATCAGTGATATCAAGTGTTTCGTTTTGAAAGAAGTGTCTGTACAGAAGTTGTGCGTTTGATATAGCACCTTCGTACTCAGAGTCTAATCGAATTTGGTCTTTCTTAATAAAACCTCTATTCAACCTGTGTGCTGAAACACTTGCTGACATTACATCTTCGATATTAAATTCTGGTACCATAAATTACTCCTAATTTCTAACTATATGCATATTATAGCAAAAAATTAATTATTGTCAACCAGTTTTAACGAGTATATGGCTCCCAAACCTGTTGATTAACAACAATATTATAAATGTCTTCCCAATTTTTTACCACAGTTGCATCACCTTTATAATCCATATTGTGACCGTGTTCAATTAAGATACCCTGTAATCCTACGTTTATACCTGATTGTACATTTTCAGGCTTATCCTCAATCCAATAAGATCCTGGATACTTTTTACCGTACTCAACTAAAATATCGTCTTTGTCAGCACCTGTGTCTAAACAAACTACTTCTATGAATGCATCTCCCATAAGTTTTTTAAGATTACGTTCTCTTAATGCTTTTGCATGTGGGTCTAAACTTAAACTTGTGATGCATACAAATTTATATTGATGTTGTTCGTGTAATTTTTTTACAAAGTATTGAGCATCGCGTAGTGGTGGTAGAAAACCTATTGCGGCACTTTCGTTAAATTGCTTAACAAGTTTACTGCCGGCTTCATATGGCATGCCATATCTCTCGCCTATGTTATATACAAATTGATATCCATCAACTTTTTTGTGTCCATGGTGTTCCATCCATACTGAGAATCCTTCCTCCCAATCTAAAACAACACCGTCGCAGTCTGTTAAAATAACTTTTTGTTTCATTTATTCTCCTATGCAAATACATTATACACGATTCTTAGTTATTGTCAACCTAAAAATATAAATATACTTATGTCAAAGAAAACATTTACAGTATTTCCAGACTGGGTATTTACGGGAGAAATTACACTTACACCAGAGATAGAAAATGGCATCAGAGATGATCTTGACTCTTTGGATAAAGGTGTTAAACACCAAACAACATTTGGATACACAACTCTTAAAGAAGTACCGCAGACTGGAAATCTCAGGAAGTTACAATTACTGGTAGGTAGTTATTTTATTGATGCAATAAAAGACAAACATAAACCAGCACTGGACAGGCAAGTTGAAGTAGTCGAGCCAACTATCTTAGGCGTGAAACCAAATCACAGTTTACCAACCATGTTAGAAAGAAATAGATGGTATAATGGCTGTGTATGGCTTCAAACAACTAATAAAGGTAGTGGATTATACTTAGAAAACTTTACTGGTAAAAGATACTCTGATCCGCCAGGCATACAAGATTATACACATTTTGAATTATCAAAACAATGGAAATATGTATTTTGGCCAGCACATATTCCTGCAGGGTTTACACCAAATGCAAGTATGATAGATACAGAAATATTTTACTGTACATTTACAGCCTTTCCTAATCCTAAAAAATAGTTTGACAAGTAATAAATTTTAATATATAATAATAAAAAATTATCGGAGTAAGAATTGTCGTTTGTTATAGGTGCCGCCTGTGTAGGGTGTAAAGATACTAAGTGTGTAGAAGTATGTCCTGTTGACTGCTTTTATGAAGGACCAGACATGCTATACATAGACCCAGAAGAATGCATTGACTGTGCATTGTGCGAGCCTGAATGTCCTGTACAAGCCATTTACTCTGATGATGAACTTCCTTCAGATCAGATTGATTTTATAGAAATCAATGCCAAAGGTGCTATTAAATATAGCGATGCTAATATAGTAGAAACTAAAGAACCTTTAGCAGAAAAAAGTCCGTATTCAATTTCAGAAGCAATAAAAGTAGTTCAAATAGATTAGAGAAAAGGGCCACTTGGTGACCCTTTTACTTTCAGACCTTAGTCTATTACTGGACCCATGAGACACCACGATATGTGCCGTGCTTGGCTTGTTGCTGTCTTTGGGTTTGTCTTGCGGTGTACTTTTGTCCACGGTACATGCCAACGAATTTTACTTTAGGTAAACTTTCGTTTGCTACCTTGTACTCTACACCTCTATAGATATGTGTCATAACATCCTCCTAATTAAAGTTAGATGCGTTCCTTCGGTACAATTACCTACTTCCGTTCACTGCTACATTTAGAGTGAATGAACGATTTCGGCGTTCCTTCGTCTTATGACTACTTCCGTCCTTTACAGGATGAACGATGAGTTTTTATACTCATAAATTATTTATCTTTTGTAATGTAACATATAAATAATTTTTGTAACACAGATGTTACATACTATTTAACACATACACACAGGAGAAAATATGAATAGTAAAAATCCCTACCACAAGAGTGGTTATGAACTCAGAACTGATATATTAGGAATGGCTACTGGCTTATTAGAAGCCAATAGAGAACAGGCAACTATGGCTTTTTACGCCAGACCTGATGAGGAAAGACAAGGTGAAAAAGCACCTATTATCACCATTACTACAGATCAAATAATTCAAACAGCAGAAGAATTATATAGTTTTGTAAACAGAACTGACTAAAGTTCCAAAAAGAAAGGGCCATTAAGGCCCTTTCTTAACTATTAATTAGTTTTAAACGTAATTATAGTGAATGCTAATAGTACCGGAACCTGCAGTGGTTGTGGCCGCTGTTGTGCCATCTGTCTGCATGAACTGTACCTGGATTGCCGCATTCTTAGTAAGTGTTTGGTCACCATCTAATTCGATGATGTATGTACCTGTTGTACCTGCATCGGCATCTGTTGCCGCTACAAGTGTATCACCTGAACCTGCATTCTCTTTAACAAGAATGTGGTTAAATGATCCACCACTAAATGCTGTACCAATCTTAATAACAATCTTTTCAGCATAGTAAGTTCTTGAACTTACATTTGGAACTGCTGATGTATCCAATGTTGTTGAACCACTTGCAAGAGCACGTCTTATTAATAGTCCGTCACCACCGTTATTATCAACATAGTCCTTAACTGCCGCTGAAGTTGGAATAGTAGTATCATTATCGTTACTGCTAATTCCGTCTGCCTCGTCAACAAACTTAGTTACTGTAATTGATTCACCACTATCTGTTAATGAACCGAAACTTACAGCACCACTGATTGTAGCACTTGAACCTATCAATTGAGCCGCTTCAAAGTCAGCCGCTGTTAATGATAAGTCACCTGCTGAACTACCATCTGCTGTTGTAGTACCTGCTACAAACCTATCAACACTTTGGTCCCATCCTAAGAAGCCGTTGTCTCCATCTGTACCTCTTTCGTAAATGTGACCTATGTCGTTAGGGTTAGCACCACTTAAACCTGATTGTAAAACAACCAATGTATCAGTAATAGTTGTGTTAGTTGAATTAACACTTGTAGTAGTACCACTAACTGTTAAGTTACCACCAACTGTTACATCTCCTGATGTATTAACAGTTGTAACACCTGATAAAGCACCACCTGTTAATGTTGCTGTTCCGTCTGTTAATGTTGTAGATGTAACACTTGTTAAACCAGTTAATGTTGTATCCAAATTAATGTCAATTTGATTACCACTACCTGCAGTATTGATGTTAGTACCACCTGCAATATCAAGTGTTTCTGAATCTAAGTCTATACTTAGAGCACCACCTGTATCACCTTGGAAGTCTAAATCTTGACCGCCAACTTGTGAGTCAACGTATGCTTTAACAGATTGTTGTGTAGGAACTAATGTTGCACTATCACTTGCCATGTTGTCTTCATCAACAAAGCCTGTAATAGTAATAGTACCATCACTTAATGAACCATATTGTACTGTACCACTTGCTGTGATATTTGTAGCACCAGTAATTGCACCACTTGATGCAGTTAATGTACCATCAGTTAATGATCCACCTTGTACAGCACCACTAAATGTTGCCGCAACACCTGAAGTAATATTACCAGAAGCAATATTTAAAGTACCATCAGTTAAACTACCACCTGTTACAGCACCACTGAATGTAGCCGCAACACCTGATGTAATGTTACCTGAATTGATACTTAATGTACCATCTGTTAATGTACCACCAGTAACTGTGCCCGAAGTGGTTAATGCTCCGGTTAAGCCTGTTAAGGCTCCGCCAGTCATTGTTGCTGTACCGTCTGTAATACTTCCACCTTGTACAGCACCACTAAATGTACCTGCAACCATACCTGTTAAGGTAGTGTCAAGGTTGATTGTTGCTGTATCAGTTGCCGATACTGCTGTAGTAATATTAGTACCACCTGCAACTGTTAGGGTATCACCACCATTAACAGTTTCAGAACCTGAATCACCTGCTAATGTGAATGATGTAGAAATAGCGGCTGTTGAAGCCGAAATAACACGTCCTTGTGCGTCTACGTTAATTACTGGAATTGCAGTAGCATTACCATATTCACCTGCCGATACCGCGGTATTGTCAAGTGTTACAGTAACAGTTTGACCACTTGCCGCAGAAGTTAAACCAGTACCGCCTGCAATAGTTAGTGACTGTGAGTCTAAATCAACTGCACCTGTACCACTATCACCTGCAACGTCTAAATCCTGTGCAGTTACTTGTGAGTCAACATATGCTTTAACAGATTGCTGTGTTGGAATTCTTGTTGCACTATTAGATGTCATATCATCTTCATCGACAAATGTAACACCCGAAATAGTACCATCACTAAATGATGTACCTTCTACTGTTCCAAACTTAACAGCACCTGCTGAACCACTGAATACACTTGATGAATCAGTTGCATCATTGATTACAGTAAATACGCCTGCACTATCGTCAAATCCAAAGAATCCAACTTTAGCACCACCACTGTTATATTTAAATTTAATACCTCTATCTAAGTTATCATCACTTGAATCATCACCAATTTCAAAAATTGGATCTGCAATGTTAACTGTAGTTGAGTTAACTGTTGTTGTTGTTCCACTTACAGTTAAGTTACCTGAAATTGTACAGGCACCGTTAATTGCTACAGACGTTGATGTAATATCGTCTGATAAGAAACTGCCTGTAACTGTTAAGTTGTTTCCAACTGTAACATCGTTAGGTAAACCAATTTGAATTTGGTTGTCACTTACTGTGGTTTCAATCTCATTACTTGTACCAACAAAGTTTAGAGTATCTGTTCCTACTGTTACAGTATCATCTGCACCGGAGTCTGCTCCAATTGTTAATGTACTTGATGTTGATGCAGTAGTTACCTGAGTAATTCTACCGTGATCATCAACAGTAATAACAGGAATAGCACTTGAACTACCAAAACTACCTGGAGTAGTTGCGGCGTTTCCGCTACCCATTGTGGTTGCAAGTGTGGCACTTATAGTTGCTGTATCACCAGCATCTTGGAAAGTTGCACTTCCTGTGACATCACCTGATAGAGCAACTGTTACAGCACTTGACAGGCCATCGGCATCATCAGCCGTTCCTGTTAAGTCACCTGTAATTGCTCCGGAGGCGTTGATAGTTGTAAAACTACCTGCCGCCGCAGTTGATCCACCAATTACTGTTCCGTCAATTGCGCCACCATCAATATTAACTGAGTCAGAAGCCTGAGTTGCTATAGTACCTAAACCTAAATTGGTTCTTGCACCGGCCGCCGTATTTGCGCCAGTACCGCCATTTGCAACTGCTACAACTCCAGAAACTAAGTTAGTATCTGCAAGTGATATAGCACCTACTGATGCTGTACCACTTGAATATGAGACGATACCCGTGGATGATGATGTATCTACGCCGGAACCACCGTATGCTTGTCCGATTGCAGTACCTGTCCACGTACCTGCAGTAACACTACCAAGACGTAAATCTTCGAGTGTGCTACCATCGGATTGTGTTAGGTCAAATCTTCCGTTACCTGAGTCATACTTAAGACGACCCCCGGATTTACCCATCTGCACATCAGCCGCAATACCTTTGATCCCAAAGTTTTTAATGTCAGCCATTTGTATCTCCTAATACTTTGATTTTGTTATCGATAACATGACTACCTATGTCAAATAGCCTTGTTAAAGTATATTTATCAAATATTTGGAAATTAAGTTAGACGTAGGTTAGTTTTACAGTAACATTTCCGCTGGTTGCATTGTAGTGATTACAACGTACTCTAAGTTCCTGTTCTTGAGATTCTTCTACAGGATAAACATAGTCTGCATTACATAAAAAATTCTCTTGAACTGTTAAATCGTTGCTTGGACTATCACAATAAACATCAGGATCTGCTATTGTGCCTACTTCAATATTTGGTAAAACATTACCTGAATATCCAGCAAATGCAGTATTTACATCAACACTAACACTTAGTATTCTTCTACCTGGTGATATGTTACCAAGTGAATTTGTACTGCTGGTACCAAAGCCTCCTACAGGCATTGTGAATGATGTTGTTAATGTTTTTGCATCTGTGTTTGCACTATCTGAGTCAGCAACTTGTACCCAAGCACTACCGGTATAAAGATATAACCCCCATTCACCGTCGCCTTTGTTAGTAACGTATGCCTGATCACCTGCTTGAGAACCCAATGCGTCTCTGGCACTTATATCTGCAACAAGAGTTGTACCTCCTGTTCTAATACCTTGTTCGATATTCATTGCAAGTGGATACATGCCTGTATGTCCGCTTGTTATACCTGTGCCTACTCTGAAATTTTCCGTTGATTCGTAAATGTCTATAGGTCCGCCATCGCTTCTTGTAAGTTTTAATCTTGTTGTACCTGTTGCACTTGTTGTTGCCGGCAATCCTGATACATTACTGCTACCTACAAACGGATTAGCACTGGCATCTGCATTACCATTAACAATATTGATTGCATTACCATTTGCTTCTGTAAGTTTTAATAAGTTACTACCGCTCACGGTTGCAGTCAAGTTGGCTATGTTAGCCGCAGTGATGTCTGTTACCATGTCTTCTGCAATACCTACTGCTAAACTATATGCGGCCTGGCCTGCTGTATCTGTAGTAAAGTTTACAAGTGTGTTACCACTACCACTGTCTATGTATGCACTAAACGGCACATATCCTCCTACAAGTCCATACGCAACTGATTCTGTATTAGACGTTACAGTTGTAGGCGTTGGCGTAGTGTTTGCTACAACAAATGTATTAGCAACACTATTAATGTTTGCCGCCATTGAACTGGCATTAACATTACCGCCGCCATCATAGAATGTTACTGTTTCACCGTTTAAACTTAAACTATGGTTACTTGGAACAGTTGGAGCATCAACATTACCCAAAAGTACTGTTGATATTGCATTTTGTAATTTTAAAAATGCAATTTTTCCTGTATCTGATGTAGTGAACTCACCTGTGCTATCAACATATATGTAATCGCCCTGACTACCTGGTATAGCAGGCTCAAAGTCTATTATCTGATTGTTAGGCATTATCATAAACTGATTAGGACCAGGTCCTGCTTCAGTAACAACACCTATCATTTTTGCCATT